AACCGGTTGGACGGGGCTGGTCCCGGCATGAAGCTGTGGATTTCCCGCCGAGGCGGTGTGACGTAGCCAACGTTGCGGCGGGGTACGCTAGCCATTATTTTCCGCTCCTCTTACGCTTGAGCGCAGCGACTAGCTGCTTCTCAACCTTCTTCACCCGCGCCCGCAGGTCGTTGAGGGTATCCTCGGGATCCGCCTCTGGCTCCATAGGCTTATCGCGCACGCGCACGACCTCGAAGCCGGTGCGCAGCAGCATGGGCAGGTTAACCTTGGGAGTCCTAGGCATGTCTATTTATCCTTTACGACCGTGGTCTTGATAACGGTCACACTTCCTTCCAGCTTGAAGTTGGGATCGCGAAGCTGTCCGTAGGTACTGTACTGACTTGATGCCTTCTTGGGTACGTTAGTGATACTATCTACACGCAATTTAGTACCCCGTGGTAAAATCCACTCCCCTTCAATAATGTCTTGTATTTCCTCCTCGTCCTCAAGTAGCTCTGGGTCCGTAACAGCTACGGCCCGCACACCCGGAGTGCCCTTCGGTGCAGTCACCTCCAACAGAACCCCCCTGGTCGAGCGTTGGGTTAGTTCCGCAATAGGCATAACATCTATATCAGCATTTGTTCGCAAGGCGTAGCTAACAGCTACACCTTCGTCGTCACTAGTACTAGCCGATTTGCTTAATTCAAATATTTCACCAGGCTTTGCGCTAGCAACCTGTTCTGCATAGTCCCCAAATACCCCACGGTACAACTTACTGTCCTCTGGTAGAGCAAAGTTACGAACAATCTCTTCTAGCTGGTCCTCGTTGATACGGTCTCTACGGGATTCCGGATCCCAGGTTGTAACTGCCTGTATTGCTGTAACTGGAACCTGACCCCAAACTCCACCCCCATCCTTAGCTCGGGGGTCCGTGAAGACATTTAGATTAAATTTAACACTGTCCTTCTCGTCGTAGACACGATCCAACTGGGCATTTAGGCGCGCGTTGGCTTCATACTCTGGTGTGCCTGGCATCCAAGCGCCTCTTGCAGGTTTGGCTTGCCACAAACGTCTCGACTCATCCATTAATCGTGCTTCCTCCAACTCCAAATCTTTCAGTTTGGCCCGTAACTCTCCTTCGGTTAACCCACCACCCGAGCTAGTCCACTGACCGCTATCGTCCCGGGGCTGGTCGGGATCATAACCGGCCTTCTCTACAGGCTCGTCCTCGTCGCCCATCTCTTCGAGCAGGCGCTGTATCCTTAGCAACACCTCCAGGACCGGGTCGTCCTCCTCAACAGGCCCACCCCCGTTGTGGGCCTTCTTTATGGGTTGCTTGCGTAGGTTGACCAAGGCATCAACACTCCGCTTCAGTAGCTTCTTGGCGTCTGCCTTCGTGACGGCCGCCACCACGCCTATGTTGTTAATCACCTCGTCAATATACTGATTAGTGATATTCTCAGTACCACCCAGATTACCTGAGGCCTGGTCCACAATGGCAGCAATACCTTTTGAGATAGCATCCTTGACCTTCTGGGACTTAGCAATGCTACTCAAGACGTTAACAACATCGTCAGTCCGGGACCAGTCCTTGTACTGGTTGGGTGCGCTACCCCCAGACACTCGTGGGACGCTGCTCCCACTGCTAGCACCACCCCCACCCCCAGACTCCGACCACTGGCCGTCCTCGCCACGGGGTTGGTTGGGGTCGAAGCCTGCTTTGATAACCTGTATCTGATTGCTGCTGTTAAATTTAGGCAGTGGGTTGGGCGTTGTGGGGATCTTAGCCCGCACAATGAATTCATGAAGGGTGTATTCCTTAAGCGTACCCTTCGCATCTATAGCTACAGTACGCTTGCGAGGGATGTACTTAACTGGTTCCAGGATTGTATTACGGGGTAGGATAATCTCGCTCTCCTCACTGGGCTCCACTTTACCCGACACTGCCACCGAAGGGACAGAGTACTTGCCACCACGCGGTACCATAATCTTCAGCAGTATACCGTCCCTAACCTCGTCCGGGGCCTGCTTCATAACTCCACCAGTAGCAAAATCCACCGCCACGTCCTTATCCAGTGACGCAGACATGTAGCTACGGTCGAGTATTTGCGCAGAGTTCTTAATATGATCCAGCATATCCAAGTCAACACCCCGGAACAGCAGCATTGGCTTGTCAGTTGTTACGAACGACTTATCAATCGCCTTCACCATGCCGTCCTTACCTAAGGAACTGGACACCCCGTACCTAAGGTAGTCGTTCACCGAGTCCGACCCTGCTATAGCATAGTCAGCTAGCTCCCCACGCTCTAGCGGGTCGAACCTAAGCATCTTGGACCGGTACTCACTAGCCGCGTCCAGGAAGTCCCGGGCATTGGGTATCTCACGCAATAGAGCAATATCCCCGGGCTTAGGACTGACCTCTGGTAGCTCGATCCTGTTCTCTGGTAGGGAGACCCACACCTTGCGCGTTGGCTCCAGATAAGTCAGGTTCTCCAACTCGTCCTTAATGTCTAAATTGAGCTTGACCTGCTGGTTCCATTCTGCCAGCATACGCTTATGCTCAGGGTCGTTAATATCCGGGATGGCCTTCATACCGGCACTTAGTTCGTCTATACGAGCACGTATCTTGGGTTGGTCGGCAATAATCTGCCTGGCCCGGGCTAGTCCCTCGGGAGTCATGATCGTTGCGGCATCTATAGGTTTGCCAGGCTTATAGGAGCCCCCACCCCCAACGACCCACTTACCGCCTTCATCACGTGGCTGCTCGGGATTGAAGCCTGCCTTATTGATCAACCCTTCAGGGAGCTTGAGAATCCCTACTGGCATGTTTGCAGCACCCGCTCATGGTCGTCGGGTAGTCTACCCGTACCACCGCACACTGGGCAAGGCTTCTGCGCACGCCCAGTACCAGCTTCGTCGTCGGCACCATCATCTATCCAGCTGGTGCCGCCGCAGCGCCAGCAGGTAGTCTCATTAGCCATACCCCATCTGCGCATTTTGCGTATCCTCTCCCCTAGCTTCACTAGTTGATGTCGCCGTTACCCTTGAACACTTCTGCTGCACGCACGATACTCGCAACTGCCTCCCGCAGCAAGGAGGACAGTTGCTCTACCTCACGGACAGTTGCCGGTGAGTCTGCCTGACGGCGCGAGAGACTACGCTCCAGCTTCCAGCATTCGTCCACAATCTCTCGCAGCGTCATTTCTTGCGTTCCTCCTCCAGATGGACTACCGCCGCAGCACTGTTCTGCCTTTGACGCTCACCTAGTTCTGCTCGCAGTTCTTCTAGCTTGACGACAGTTTTCTGGATGTCAGCCGCCAACGCAGGGCTGGGCTCCTGTCCCAGCCGCTTAGCAGTATCGGCCATCTCGCGCATGTAGATCAGCTTGGCCTCGACCGCCTCGAACAATGCTACGGTCACCTTGGTCAGGTTGGAGTTGACAAGCGTATGAACCTCCTTCAGATCGCCCTTCAACCCATCAATCTTTCCAGCCAACTCTGACCTTGCAAGGACTGTCGTGTCGTTTGTTTCCTTGGCGACCTGTGCGACCTTGTCGTTCGATGCCAGCAGAAGCTCCGCAGCCTCGGAGGTCTTGTCAACCATGTCCTGCTGCTGAGCACCGAGCTTGGCGGCCGCGTCCCTTGCTTCCTTCTGACTCACTCTGAGTCGCTCGGCGACTAGGTCCTCGCGAGCACGGTCCTCCCGCTTGTCCATCCTGCGGCTGCGCTCCATGAGCAGCGGAGCGACGAACGACGTGAGCGCTGTCGGAATAGCCACGATCAGCGCCACCCACATTGCCTCGGAGATCATCACACGCTCCACGATGTTGGATAGCCCCACCAGCGATAGCTTGGTGACCACTCGAAGCTGCGGTTGAGCAGCATGGCCCACCACGGCGTACGGAGGTTTAGGCCACCAGCCACCCAGATGGGCTGCGATCTGAAGTCATATGCGCAGTTGGTTATGCGAATATTGGCATAGGTGCCAGGGCTTCCATTGACACCTATGCAGGAGCCTTCGTTGCCGAAGAACTTGCATCTGTCTACCAAGACGTTCCTGATAGCCTGCTCGGGAAGATCACACTCCATGTCAATACCATCACCGGGAGGCGTTCCACCCGTATTGGAAAATACACAATTCGAAACCAGTAAACCCTCGACCGCAATTGCGCTCAAGCCTTGACGACGGTTGCCATCGGAGATCACGCTATCGATCACCACGTTGGTTGCCTCTTGGACGTAGAGCCCGTCCGCGAAGCAGCGTGACACATGGGTTCCGAATACCTTGATTGTATGCGCCTTGCGAATATCGATGCCGTGTCCGAATCCACCAACGTCCCACTTTGTGGACGCCAGGTGCGTGTCGCGCTCTCCTATAATCCTGCCACCGATAATGCTGACGTTATCAACGTCCCAGAGCTTGAAGATACGATAGCCGAGTTCTGCAGTAGGCAGCGCCCTGACAGTGGCGTCCGTCAGGTCCAGGGTGATGCCCGACTTGAGGGTTATGCCACTGTTGGCGTTGTCATTGGTGACGTTGACGTCATACGTCCCAGCTGGGACCTTGACAGTGTCGCCAACTCTGGCGGCGTCGATCATTGCTTGAATAGTCATGTTCATTCACCCGTTGTGTTTGATCGACGCCACCAGCGCTCTGCAAACTACCGCAGTTCTTCGATGGCGTAGTCAGCAGTATTCACCGTACACTTGTTGGCACCCAACCCGAGCCCCAACAAGCTAGCGATCAGTAGGATCTTAAGCATAAGTAGCCTCCTTTCACTTCGTCTTGTCGCAAATGATGCAGACACTGTAAGGTGTCGCATCAGAGACCGGCGTGTCCTTCCGTATAGCAGGATACACCGCCCGCCATTCGTGGCCGAGCAGCCAGCACCACCTAGCGCGATCGAAGAAGGCCCTACGCGGTGGTAGTTCCTTCATATCACGCCTGTGACGCCTTATCCGCTCTTGCCACTTGTCCATGCTATTTAACCGGTACGACCCCGTATTCCGCTGGGTCCATCGCAACCTCCTTGATCTCGGGCGCTGCGTTGGGGCGGACCTCGATTGTGACGCCGGTCTGCGACCCAGCCTGCTGGGTAACAGCCTTGCCTCTATTCGAAATCCAGTCCAGTGCTGCCGACCCTAGCATGGGAACTAGCACAACCAGCGTTTCGGTCACAGGACCAGCTAGCTCAACCGGCATGTAGTTCCTGGCAACCAACCAAGCGATCGCGGACGGGAGCACAACCCGCATCACGCCCGCGATCTGGTTGGATAGGATAGTGTTGTTCATGCCCGAACAACCTTGAAGCCTCGTGCCACGATGCGGTCGACGACATCGGACGCGCCGCGCGCAGTCAGTCTCTCGGTGCGGCTTCCCGATATGCCCTCAACTCCTACGTCGGCCCCGGTCAGGGCTTCGACAACGGACTTGCGCAGCGCCACCAGTTCAGTCTCGGTAGGGGCTCCATTGCTCATTTTACACTCCTGTTGGTTGGTCTTCGCTTCTGCTTCCTTAAGTCCACGGCCGCATCCCTGAACATTCTAGCACATGACCACACCCAGTCGTAGTCAGCACCATTTGCAGCACACAGGTCACTAGCTATGCGCTCACAGTCCAAGGCCGCCGTCTCCATAGCATCATTCCAAGTCTTATCGACCAGTGATAGCGTACCGTCCAGTTTAGAGTTTACGACCTGCATTACGTAGTCTAAGTCCTGAGGCTGTCCGGCACCTTCCCCCCACTCTCGGCAAGCTTGGTCATGACCTGCTTGTGAAGCCAGATGTTCATTTCCGCAGACCCGTCCAGGTCACCGCTGTAGCCTAGCTCCTTAGCGAGCTCCTTGCGGGCCGACAGGCTGCTGTCGAGCTTGAGAACCTTCATCAAGTCGACGATAGACTGCCTCCAGTTGAGATTCTCGTCTTGGTCGTCGGCTAGGTCCTTGATCTTCGCCTCAACCTCACTCCTGGTGATGGGAGTAGGTTTCGACAACGTTCCGAAGATTGCACGTACGATATCGCCTAGGATGCTCATCTTAGGTCCCTTATCATGTCATGCGAAGAACCACACGCTGACGAGAACAACCGCCGTCAAACCGACGCCCCACATCATGCCTTTGATGAAGGCAACAGTCTCGGGTGGTTCAGGGCCACTGCCATGCGGTCCTTCCATCACTCAGACTCCCTTACCCTCCTTGTAGTGCGTAGCCTCACGCACATCGGCAGCTTCACCAGCCGCTATCGCGTTCTTGATTATCTTGCGCAGTATGGCCTGCCCATCGGGGGATCTCAGTTGACGCATCGCCACGCTCTGCTCGTCGACGAACGGGATGTCTGGCAGTAGCCGCACCAAGCCATGCGCATCACGCATCGCGGATTCGAAAGCTGCGTTGAGAAAGTGTTCGCTTGCCATCTCACGTACCCTTGCCTTCTGCCTTTTCCTTCGCCGCAGCCTCTGCCGCCCGCCGCACATCCTCGGCGGCCTGCAAGGCGTCCTGCACGACACCGACCAGCTTGTCGTCGGGGATGTACTTGCTTGCTGGCTGACCGAATACGTGGATTTCGGCAAGCGCCGCCTTTGCGACAGCCACGGCAGCGTCGAGTTCTTTCTGGGTCATAGGATCAGCGCTCTTCCCGCATTATGTTGGGTGGACGCGGCGACGGTCCAGGTAAGGGGCAGCACGACTCCTGATCTGCCATAAAAGCTAGGCCCGCGTAATTTTGGGCCACCTCCTGCCAGGAGGGTTATGACCGCGATAACGACCAGGAGTAGGATGACAAACCAGATGCCCTTTTCGAGCTTGTCGGGGATCTGGTAGACGAAGGTATTGAACCCGTAGAGCACGAGGTAGACGACGCCACATAGGATTATGACGCCGATCAGTAGCCACAGTACGTCAATGGCGAGAGCTAGCATAGCGAACCTCCCTTATCCCTTAAAAGGGTGTGTCTAATCGACTACTACTGGGAAACCCAGTGGCTAGCTACTACCCTCTACAGATTGCTTGCCTTAAATCACGTCTTACGCTGCCAGGCCCACAGGGACCATCTTGGCGTAGCCTGCTTCCACCAGGGCGGCGATGCTTTCCAACACTTCGGAAGGGGTCATCTTACGCTTCCAGGTGAAGCGCTTCTCACGTCGCCCAACCTCGAGCAGGATCTCAAGTACAGACTGGGGTTTGTTGAAGGACAACGTACAGCCTATCAGGCCGTGGGTCCTCCAGATCTTATCCACCTTAGCTCCCCGCGTCTCAGGCACCCGGCGTAGGAACTGCCGGTCTAGTACCGGTACGTTGGCACTCATGATCTAGTCCTTTCATGATGTGTTTCACTCTACCTGCACAACTCTCCTTTGCTGGTGGGTTGTAAACCTAATCCTGAACGCCATCGTCGACCTCACCGTCCTCCAGCAACGCCTCCTTAGCAGCTGCTAGAGCAATCCTTCTAATCAACCTATGACCCAGTATCCTACCCAGGCGTGGAGGTGGTGTCATCTGGGAGGATATACCAGTATTCACCCGTAGGCGGGTTAGGCGTTTTATGACTCTCTCGACAACCTCGTCAGACGGCCTCACTTTAGTGCCTTTCCATCTACAAAGACCTTGGGCCCCATCCCCACCATAACGAAGTCACTGGCCCTGGGCATGGGCCAGTAGGCCATCACAATAGCGTCAGCTAGGTTAGGGCTCCGGGTGCCATCAGGGGACTTATCAACAACTAGCTTCAGGCGCGAGCCTGTGCTAGCAGTGGCCTGGCACAGTTCCTTAATCACCTTATGTAGCAAAGGTAGGCGACTGTCGATGGAAAAGATGTCATCAGGGTCTGCTGATATCTTGGTTATTACCCCATTGGCATCAGGGATGCCAACTACAGCTTGGTAGGTTCGTAGTACACGCCCGCGCAAGGCCCACCAGGCTTGTGCCTTCAAGTTGGCGAAGAAATCCTTATTACGCACTGAGTCCCGATCATCAGCGTTAACCCGCTCCGCAGCATGTAGTACCTTGCCCCCAGCATTCCAGGGTACTACACGTAGCTTGTCAGGTAGGAGGTTATCATCCTTAAGGCGATTGACCTCACTCTTCACATTGGAGCCTATGGCGACAGCGTCATACTGAAGCTCAGGCACCTTCTGCGCTACGCAATTAGCAATAGCCTTGCGCGCCGTCACACCAGGATCCCTTGCCACCCATTCATCAGCGAAGGTCAGTACCACACCGGAGCGAACCACCTGGGCGTTACGATCACCATCCTCGCTGTCACCTATGTCTAGTCCCGAAATACGGTTCTGTCCAACATCAAAGCCAAGCTTAAGATGAGCATCAATGCAAGCATCCAACCACTCCTTGGGTAGTATTGTACCGGTTAGCGAAGCAGCATAGTTACGCTCAATCTCCTGTGCGTAAATATGTGGCGTACCCTGGCTGAGGTGGTAGGCCTTCTTCTCCCTATGCCACTCCTCGCCAAACTCTGGGTGCTCATGGGAATCCATGACAAAGATACGGGTAATGCCCCTGGGTATCTGTGCGCCAGGGTACCAGTCCTGCCCTACCTCACGCTTCCTATGGAACAGATTACCCAGCCCATTCACCGAGGAGATGTCTATGGGCACCTTGGTGGTCTCGGACAGGGAGGCTTCAATCAGTTCAGGGCGCTGATAGTGTGCGCTCTCGTCCTTGAAGAACAAACGTGTACGACCACCACGGCCGATCTTATCACCAACCTCACCCACAATAGAGGAACCAGTAGCCCGGTTATAGCACACGTACTGCTTGATGTCACTGTCGGTTAGGCCCTGTGGCTTAAATATCTCAGGCAGGCGATCAATCAATCCTCGTATCTTGAAGAATATACTCTTAGGGTTGCCAATCTGATCCACCGAGTCCGCATCCTGGGATCCCCAACCTATAGCAACACCAGGGTAGAACAGCCATAGCCAGACACTGATACAGACACACACCCATGTGGCCCCCATGGTGCGGCACTTCTCGACCAGGCCTGGCTGGTCCGTCTCCAGGCAGTCCTGCACGAAGTGTACAAGCTCCTCCTGGCGCTTAAAGAGTATAAACGGCATCCACACGGGCTTGGTGGTGCCAGCGTTACGGGGATCATGCGTATCGCACCAGTGGTTAATAAACGACACACAGTCCTGCGCGTAGTAGGCCTTGGCCGCAGGTATCAGATGTGGATTAGTCTCCAGCGTAGCCAGCTGCCCCCTACGCCACAGCAACGCATCATCGTAGTTGGGAGGCCACTCATGGTTAGCCAGGGTACGGGGTGCACGTAAGGCCGAGTTCCGGGCCGAGCGCTGTAGCCGTTCAATACGGACAGCCGCAATCGCATCAGATACATCAACTGGCGCAGGCAGCATCAGCGCTCTACGGTTCTAGTATTGGACCGACAGTTGGCAGAGTACCAGGCCGTAGCCTGTCGCTTGAATACCTTCTGGGAAGGGGTCAGGGATACATTCGCGTATTGTACAGCCAGCTGCTCGAGTTGGGTACAACGTGAATCACGGGCCTGGGCTGGTAGCGACTGTAAGAATAGCAACAACATCACCAGGATGAGGATGATTATCCAGGTCAGGTAGCCCACTTCCGCCAGGTATCTTAATACGTCAAACTTTGCCATATCAGTGCCTGGTTCCATCCTTGGGATCAGGGCTCTCGAGCAGGGCAGCATAGGAATTAGCATCAGCCTCCAGTACCGGGGTGCCTGCAGTCAGTAGTCCAGCAGCCACCTGGGAGTAGAGGGATTCGAGCAAGGCCAGCTGCTCCTCTGTTGCACCCTTCAGCACAGCAGTGGGTAGGGCCATGATCTTTATAGGTCCATCAGCAGGACCAGTCAGCTGGGTAGGCATGCACTTCTCAATCAAGCGCACCATGAGGCCAGTGTCCTCACCAGCAATCTTCAGGAAGTATCCTACAGCACCCATGTAGCCCTTGCCATCCTTCCCAAAGATATGGATGGCTTCCTCAATGGCAGCACGTAATCCAGCACTCCACCTATTCGGAGTACCCTTCTTGCGACCACCACGCTTCTTGTGGTTCTTTCTGTACTGCCCAGCATGCGTCTTTGTACGAGGCTTCCAGGGTTTGGTGATTCTTCTCGCAACCATGTTGGTTCTGTTACTCTCAATTCTTCACTAGGATGGTGGCATATATAACGAATAATAACAGGGTCGTATAGCCACAATATCAGTTTAATTTAGACATAAAAACAATTAGACAAAAAATCAAAGAATGCTAAAATCACGACCAGCAATTTTGCCTAGAGCGCGGCACGCATCATCTAGTTCTTTCTCGGTGTATCCAAGCCGATTAAGCGCACGCATAGCAGTCTCATGATAGCTCTTGCTTTCCAGGGTTTCGATGTAGTCAATCAAGGCATCAGCCTGTTCACTAGTTAGCATCTAACTCTCCACAGTCCACGTCTTCACAACCTGGGCAGGCTGGGGCTTGATGATCTCACCCTTGATAATCAGGGTACCGACCGTATACTCGATACCACGCCTATCAATACTATCCAGGAACACCTTGTCTACCTGATCGGCATAGTTCTCATTCAGGTAGGCTGGAAGGCGGTGTTCCTCGATGACATCCAGGCTGACCTCACCATCCTCAGAGAAGTCAAATACAAACACCTGTGGGCCACGAGACATTTCAATCCTCCTCGTCAATTTCCTCACCAGATATGACCGAGCCGTCCGTGCGATTTGCTCGTCCGTCATGCAGGAGATACCAAATTCGCTCTCGGCCAACTGCTTCTCGGTAATGAGACAGCGCTCGCAGACGTGAGTCAGCGGCGAAAATTGGTGTCTCGGCGGTTCACTCATCGGCATGACTCCTACGCATGATATCCTTGCCGCTACAGTACTCCGCTGCCAATTGTAGCAGCCGGTTTATCACCCGCTGGTCCCGGGGCTCAAACCTGGTGGCCGCCGCGCGCAGGAACAGATCAATATCCTGCTTCAGGTGACTCATCTCCATCAGTTCTTCCTTAGTCATTATCATCACTCCCTGTTAGAGTACGCTGGTGGTTATTGGGTTGCTAATTTGTAGTGGCACGCTAACTGGTCCTGGGTTACTATGCTTTAACGGCACGCTGACTTGTCTTGGATTTGGTTAATGGCATGTTGGCACGCTTCCTTTCATTGGGTTTCCAATACGTGATGGCGCGCTAGACTTCTCTTGGATTACTGCTTGGAGTTGGCGCGCTGATTTGATCTGGGTTGCTCTTACGCGATGGCACACTTGCCTTCTTTGGGTTGCTGTTGGCCGTTGGTACGCTAGTGAGTTCCGGGCTGCTTCTCCTCAACGACACACTACAAGCCTTTGGGTTATTGGGAGGGTATGGCACACTACGCGGTGTTGGGCTTCTCCTAGCTTTTGGCACACTGATAGTCCTCGGATTGCTAGCTTAGAGTTGGCACACTCGACGATATTGGTTTCCTGCCTTTCAGTGGCACGCTGTACAACGTTGGGTTACTGGGCGGGTCTGGCACACTGGATTCTTGTGGATTGAACATCTTCGGCTTCGGCGCGCTGACTTGTCCTGGATTACTAGAGTTGCCTCTGACACACTGACCTGTCCCGGGTTACTTCTTCAAGAAGGCACGCTCCTTCATAGTGGGCTACTGTCACATACTGGCCCGCTAGCTTGGTCTGGGCTGCTTGAGGCGACTTGACACGCTCTTTTGTCCTGGGTTGCTGGTTACCAATAGCACGCTACGGCTCTTTGTACTCCATTCGATGCATTGGCGCGCTGTCCCTAATGGATTACTTGGCTTGTGTGGCTCACTAAACCTCCATGGGTTACTCGCGCTGGTGTGGCACACTAGTTGCTTTGGGTTTCCTGAGGTTTTGTGGCACGCTTACCCCTCAATGGGTTGCTTACACGGATTGGCTCGGGCCGCTATGACCTCCGCTTCGTACCGAATAAGTAATCCACCCACGAGCGCCCGAGCTCCGGACTGACAGCATCGGCGGGGATCACTGCGACCGAATCGTGGTCTGGTGATACGACTACGACAGGGTGCTTAGGCACCGCGATTTGCAGCACGGTATCAGCCGGTAGCCTGACCTTCTTCATCTTGGTCTTGGTCTTGATCCGGGTCTTGACCTTGCGCTTGCTAGCAGTCTTACGCTTCTTCTTTGCCATGATCAGTCTCCTTTGGTTAGCACACTGTTAGTGTTTGGGTTACTCAGATTATCTGGCACACTGGCGATCAACGGGTTACTATCATAGTGCGGCACACTGTTCCACGTTGGGCTTCTATTACGGCCTGGCACACTTTACCCCTTTGGGCTTATAAATCATACAGGGCTCGCTATCGAACAAGGGGTTTCTGTTATCCATCGGCTCGCTGGCTACGAGTGGAGGTCTCTCGAACCCTGGCACACTAGGCACTTTTGGGTTGCTTTCCAAAACCTGGCACACTAGTTCATTTTGGGTTTGCTCATGGCAGATGGCTCGCTGTCAACCTTAGGGTTGCTGGGAATTGACGGCACACTACTCGCATCCGGGCTACTTACGCTGCATGGCACGCATCGGCGGCTTGGAGTTCTCACCGGCAGTTGGCACACTGTCACGTTATGGGTTCCTCGCAATCTGATGGCACACTACCGGGCCTTTGGGTTGCTTCATTGCCGTGGCACGCTATGAGGATTTGGGTTACTGCCTAATTTTGGCCCACTATAGTCCCACGGGATACTGGGAGGTCTTGGCACGCTGAACTTCCATGGGCTACTACTAGGGGGTGGTGGCACGCTGGGCTTTCTCGGGTTACTAACCTTAATAGCACGCTTACGCATTTTGGTTTACTGAGTCCCTATAGCACGCTGCCGGTTCCTGGCTAGTTAGCTTTGTTACCTCGGCACGCTGATCTCTTCTGGATTTGCTGGCTGATCAAAGGCGCGCTCACCTGTTTTGGGTTACTGAGTTCTTGTGGCACTATTCTCCACCTTCTCCTGGGTCCACCACCATCAATACGATGGCCGCCGCGAGCACCAGCACTAGATATGCCGCCAGGTCAGGCCCTGTCATCCGATTGGGTTGCTCGCAACTTGGCCGCTATGATCCTGGCCGCTGTGGACTCCGCCTGGTACTTGTTTATCAACGGCTGGGGGGCCTTGATCTTACGCATTTGAACGGCTAGCCCCTCATCGGTAGCGGCCTCCTGCTCCAGGTAGGCCGCGAACCGATCCCGTTCCTCCGCCGTCAGCCGTAAACCCACAGCAGTTCTCCGATTATGTAGATGATCGTCACCACCAACACTAGCGCAACCAGGCCATAGGTCATAACACTGTCATTCACGACCGTACACCTTAAATACGCCATTGGGCCAGAGCACGTAGACGACCTTGCCCACCCTCTTAGCATAACGCACAGTCGCCCAAGTACCCGACCGAAGCTTTTCCTTAAAGCCAGCGGGGGCTGCTATCAAGTAATCAACAGCATCCACTATGTCGTGGTTACGCTCCAAGTAGGGTTTTGGGGGCAGTACACGCTTGGCCTGCTTATAGGCACGGGCGCGGGGGTTATCAGGCGGGTGGATCACTGGCTTTAGACGTAAGGCCGTACAGATATCATGCGCCTCTGCGTCCGCCCCAATACAATCACCGTGATGTAATTCAGTCCCAACGGAATAGTCATTCAGGCACACACGCAGAGCGTCCAACTGCGCAGCAGTCATTCCGCGCTTGGTACCTGTAAAACCTATCCTATACACGGGGCGATCCATCGGCCTGTCGCGTAATAGCAACATTGGCCCACATCGCAGTCGTACGATGGTTCCTAACCACCCAGGTCTTATCGGGGCCGTCCGGGAGCTCCTTCTCCAACACCTCACTAAATACCTTAGCAGCTTCCCGTACGCGCTGCATGCGCTCCACCTGCTCAGGGGTCGGTTGAAGATAATCGTAGGCTGACGTATGCATGGTTTATCTCCCTTTTCCACGCCTATACATACAAAGCTAGGCCGCCGATGCAGCCTCCAGATCATTACCGCCAATCAATATTGTGGCCTTACGTCCAAGGTAATCCAACAACACTCGTTCCCGATCCTTAGGACCAGTACCATCATAGATACCGACAAACCCTGTCAGGTGACCATTCACTACTCGCACAGTCTCACCCACGCGGAACCGGCTGTCCTCTCCATTGTACTTGGGAAGGTTAACAAAGCCATCCGACCCCTCTAGCAGGTGTAGCCGCTCAATCTCTGCATCGGGCATGATAGCGGGTAGGCCGCCCTGTAGTACAACAGTCAATACCCCAAAGGTGCCTAGCAGGAACCGCCAGCGCCCCTCGTTCTTCACAAATATGTAGCCCGGGAACAGGCTACTGACCTTCTTCTCGGCAACAGCCTTTGCCCGGGCTTTCTTACGCACAGCGATCCGTGGGTAGTAGAACGTACCCCCCTGATTAGCAATATTCTCGCAGGCCCAGGCCTCCCGCTGACTATGTGTCCGAACAACCAGCCAGCCACGCACCTCTAGAAGCATGCAGATGGTCCTCACCAGGGATAAAATCCCCAAATCCTTAAACCTGGTGAGGATGGAAGTCAACGACCGATAGCAGAATCATTACGTCAGGGTCAGAAACGGTCCCTGGATGATAAGTAAGTCACCATTGTGTACAGCGATGGGCTTACCATAATCCCTAGTAATATCAAACCGTAGCAGAAGGCGCTTACCCAGCACCGTTACGTCTAATATCGCATAGGAGACGTCGTAAATCTCCTCTGTAGTGTTCTCCCACCTAACATCGGCTGCCAGGTCGGTAAGTGGTATAGACACAATCTCCCGGTCGAGCGTGTCGTCGTAGAGATAGAGCCTAGCCAAGTTCGGATCAGGCAAAGCCGGTGGCTCTAGTGCAGCAATAGCTGGACTAGCAGCAGCAACCCCTGCCGTCACTCCCCCCACCAGCACCGCACGCCGATTAATCTCTACCATGGGCTTCCCTTTCTACCCGCTTGGGCGTATATCGCTCAACCTCATATCTCAGGGCTGCGGTAGCCTGCTGGTAATAGGCTAACTCCGTCCGCAGCCGCACAATCTCGGCCATCAGATCGTCATACAGCGCCGCCTTGGCGCAGCACTCGCGCTCTATGATATCAGTCATGGGCTAAAGTCCTTGGTCCATCCAACGTGTGCTGGCTCGATAGGCCCACATTTGCTGCACCGTATCTTAGGGAACCTACACATCCCCGACCAATTTTCTTTCCACGTCATTGTCTCGGGGAATTTTAGGAAGCGGGCACACTGGGGGCACAGCCGCTCGAATGCCGGGCCATCCTCTCCATAGCAAATAAGCGGCGCTTCGCGGCCCATCGCTCATGTCCCGCGAGTGCTGAGTTCTACGGCGGCTTCCCGTAGGAGCACTAAAAGTTCAGCGAGGTCCGGGGTGACGTGCGAGCCAATCTCGACGCACACCCGTTCGCCAGCAGCCCACTCACGTTCCGAGTAGTATCGGACGTGAGTGAACTCGCTGGTCCCGTCACGGTAGTTATGCGGCTGCTTCTCAATTACCCACGGCTCCGGGTACTTCGCAATCAACTCGCGGATACGGGCCGCTCTGGCTTCTGGGGTCATCTCACTAATCTCCATCGTCATCGCTCATGTCCTACGATTGCTCAATCTCTCCACCAAATCAAACGGTGGGCCTTGCACTCCGTATCTCGCCCCACAGACATCGCAACTCTCGCACCAATCATGACCGCCGTCCTCATAGAACCAAATGCCCACCGCTTTGCAGTTTCGGCATCGTGGCTTTCTTGAAAAGAAACCAAGTAGCTTTTTTATCAAACTCATCGCTCGCCTACCACGAGATAGTAGAGACGCCGGAAGCTCGCAGCCGCTCTAGCCCTCGGATCAACGCCTGCATCTTGCGAGCGTGGCTATGGAGGTACTTGTCAGGGTTCTTGACCTGTACGTCGGGAAAGCTCCAGTCGATCGAGCGACGATCCGCCCGCATACGCTTGCGGAAGGTGGAGTCCTTACCGATGGTTATTAAACCCTTAAACGGTCCTGAGCGCATCACACCTTTGCCGTACTGTTGATAAAAAACAAGGGCTGGCTCCCCCAATCCCAAGTAATGTCAGCCCCCGCTATTACTGATGTGCTGTAGTGACAAGACCAGGCTACAATCGGGCCATCGGCTAGTGGCATCCCGTAGATGATCACGGCCTGCTTCGTCACCACCACAGTCTCCTCCGACTCATTGACCCACCGTACCCAGGGCTTTTTGAGGCTAGCAATCGGTAGCTCAGCAATTATACGATCACCACTCCATAACACGAGGTCGGCGTTTACAACGTAAAGCGACTCGAAGGTATCAGGTGTACTTGCGTCGTACAGGTTCAAATTGATGCTCGATGTCCGCCCACGCTTTGACAACGACTTGGCGGATCTGTTCCGCGCGCTTGGCGTACTCGGCATTGGGGAGGCCTTCCATTTCCTGGATGAACTTAACCACAGCGCTATCAGGCCTAGCATCACCGCCATCTCCCTTACGTTTTAGCTTTTCACCAGCACGCTCCGCCTTGCTACGCTTAGCAATACCGATGCGGTCACCCAAACCTTGCTCTACCAGGAACTCTACGGACGCCTGGATATCGTCAATGCCGTAGCCGAACCTAACCGGGAACATGCACTTGCGAAAGGGCACGCTGACCTTATTTTTCCGACAGTGGGCAAGCACCCGAATACCGGTGGCGCGCTTCTCCCCACGGATGGTCTGCGTCAGCGTCTTTATGTGCGACAACCACACAATATGCGTGGCGTAGAAGTCCAGGGACTTGCCCCCGGAGCGGCGCTGCTTCTCACCGATGACGTAGCCTATCTTGTCCCGCACCTGGGACACGATGATAAGGCACAGGTTACCTCGCTTAAAGTCACCAATCATCTGCTCGAATAGCTGCCCCAATATCTTTTGCTTCTCCAACGCGTAGGAGCCCTCCCCCGGGTCCCGGGCCAGCGCCGCCTTGGAGGTCAGCGCGTCCAGGGAGTCAATTATGTAGAGGCCTTCGGCATCGTTAGCGGCATGCCACTTACAAACCTTGCGTAGGTCTATAAAGACATCCTCGATGGTACGCCAATGCGTGTCAATGCCCTCCGGACCAAAGTCCACCCGATCCTCTGGCAGGCCCAGCCGTCCTGCGTAGGGAATGTCAAAGGCGGACTCGGCCTCCCGGTAGTAGATCCGTCCCTTGGGATAGGCCCGGGCAAAGTTAGCACAGGCCTCTATAGCCACCAGGGTCTTGCCAGTGGACTTATCACCGACGACGTTAGCTACCCGTTGCAGCACCCAACCCCCACCGAGTATACAATCTAGCAATGTACACCCGGTGGGGATAAACTGCTTGGGCTTACGTTCATCCGGGAAGTAATCACCCCCCACCCGGAGCGGTATGCGGCGCGCAACCATTATAGGTTTTATTCCCTACGCAACCGGCCTAAGGCCCGCTGGGCCTGACGGCTAGGGGTTTCCTCGGCGTCAGCGGCCCGCACTGGCCGCCTCACTGTCTTGCCACCCCTAGCCTCCGCCCGCCTACCCCGGGGGGCGTCTTCCTCGCCCTCATCGTCCTCACGGCCCTTACCGTTGGTGGAAGCCTCGTCCTCCTCGTCGTCGTCCCTAGTACGACGGGCCTTAACGGTGCGGTCGCGGCGACCGGCCTCTTCCTCATCGTCATCCACCGGGGCAGCACGCCGTCGGCGAGGAGTGGGCTTCTCGGCCTCTTCCTCCTCGCCGGTCCCCTCGGTCGCGGCGTCATCATCGGCGTCCTCCTCCCGACGCCTAGCAGACCGGGGCTTATCCACATCAAAAGGGAGCTCCTCCTCATCGGGCTCCTTGCCCGTGCGCCGCCGCCGCGTGGGAGCAACCTCTTCCTCCTCACTAGCAGCAGAGCGAGGGCCAACTCTATGAAAGCGTGGATTGGGAGCTTCAGGTTCGTCCTTGGCCCGACGACGCTTCGAAGACGCAACCTCCTCGTCCTCAGCCTCTTCAGACCGGGCACGGCGGGAGCGGGCATCCTCCTCCTCATCCTCAGCATCCGGGCGAGCACGCCGCCGCTTCGTGGGGGCAACCTCTTCTTCCTCCTCGGTCTCGGTCTTGCGACGGTTCTCCGTCTTGCCTAGCAGGACCTTCTCGATATGCTCGTACTCGTAGAACTGGAGGATGGACGGCAGGGGGTTCTCCTCAATGTACTCCAGCCATTGGTTCTGCTTCTTCTCGCTCTTCTCGTTGATAGCCGATGCCTCCCGTGAGACCTCCAGCGCCGTGTACTGTGTCCGCAGGTCCCGGCCCTCGCGGTTGAACATGATATCGTAACCGTCCTCGGGGTGATCGATCTTGATAACGCCCCCGAGCTTCTTGTCCTGTGCCCGATTGTTGACATCGCGGAACATACGCAGGGGCATGGCCCACCACTGCGGACCGATCTGTTCGTTGTCGCGGTCGATGAGCCAGATCAGCCCTCGCCACTTGGGGGAGGCCTCCGCCCACTCATCATCGGTCATCTCGGCGCGCGCATCACACACCGGACAGGCCTTCTTCAACATCATCTTGGAGCAGAGATAGGCGCCACCATCCGCGCCCACCCTATAGTGCAGGAAAATGGGGATCTCCCAATTGTTCCCGTACTTATCCAGGTCGTCCCAGGTGGCCGGTAGGATACGGATCTGGTTCTCACCCTCGCGGGGCTTGAACATTGTAAAGTCCGGCAGCACGTAGCTGTCGTAGCCCCCACCCGACTGCTTCGCGCGCTTCATAACTGTTTCGACAGTGCGGCTGTTTCCACGGTACTTAAAAGCCATTTTACTTCTCTCCTTCTTTCGACTCTCTCTTGAACTGGCGCATATACTCGTACTTCGTCCTAAAGTAGGCGAACGAAGCGCTCCTTACAACAGCATACGCGAAGACCACTAGCATCAACCCCAGCAAAAACAAACGAGCAACCTCAGTCAGTTCCATCGTTGTCACCTTCCAAGCGTAGCCGCCGCCGTTCCTCCCCCTCCATCAAGGAGCGTGAGCGCGCAATTATCTCATCGCGCGCCCCACCCATCGAACCGCGTGCTGATATACGTGATAGATGCGTACTAACTAATTCCTTAAGCATATAGGACCGTTGCTCGTAGGACTCCTTAAGTACACCCCAACGTGCCGCTAATGTCTTAAACTCCAGGTATTCCTGCCCCAGGCGCTTGACCTCCGGGGCCTGCTTTATGGCCCGCTTTATCTCAGGCTCGGTGATCTTCTCCGCATGCTTGGCAGCTTGCGTACGCAGCCGATCATCCTCAGCGGCCTCAGCCTCCTCCAGCATGAGCTTAGTCGCATCACGGGAGGCGTTGGCCAGCACCTGGCCCTCCGACACCTGATAGAACAACTCCGGCTGCTCCTGTAGGCACAGGTCCAGGTCATCCCGATCTATGGCTAGCTTCCGACGGTAACGCTCCAACGCATTCCGATCATAGGCCTGGGCCTGGCCCGCCTTGGCCTGAAGCTGGACGGGTTCGGTAGACATACGTGGCTTAGGCATGCTACTCTCCTCCTAGGCATATTTTACCGCAGGCCATCACCAATGGGCTTACACCATCGGAGGAATGGAAGGGCTGCGAGAAGACATCTAGTATCTCCAGAGCCCCACCAGCCGCCTGCTCGGTCTTAGCGTTGAGCACCACCGTCGTCATATAGGCACGGATGATGTGCCGCACCGACTCCGGGTTATCCTCCTTCAACCGCGCCAGCAGGCTTTGTATCTCCTTCCAACCGGCCCGCTTCATCAAGGCCCGGGCCAGCTGAATAGCCTCAGCCGACTCCCCCGCCGACCGTAGCAGCTTGCGGGCGTCATCAACGGTGGCACTAGCGCACAGCGCCAGGTTGGAGATAGCCTGACGGGGGGAGCCACCAGCCGCCTCCGCACAAAGCACCAGGATGTCGCTATCGGTCTTGAATTTCTCTTCCTCCGATATAAACGACAATAGCTCTATCAGCTTGCGACTAGTCACAGGCCTCAGGTCGCAATGGACGCAACGGGTCTTAACGGTGGGTAGTATACGATTGGCCTCTGTAGTACACAGGAACCAATAGACCCAATCCGGGGGCTTCTCGAGGATCTTGAGTAGGGACTGGATGGCCGCCTTGCTCAAGGCGTGGGCCTCGTCCACGATCACAGCCTTAATAGTACCAGCACCGATAGGACGGTACATGAGCCCACTGGTGACGTTCCGCATGTCCTCTATACCGGTATTGGTGGCGGCATCTATGTCCACTAGGTCCCCAGGCAGGCAACCGAGCTCATTCGCCATTATGTAGGCCAGAGTAGTCTTACCCACACCCGATGGACCGGTGAATAGGAACGCTCGCGCCAATCCCTTCTTAAGGGCAAGCTGGAGCGCCTGCACCACGGCATCATGACCCACAACCGCGTCGAAGCGGGTCGGTCGGTACTTATCAATTAATGCAGTCATTTCCAGGTATCCGATGAGAAGGTTCCGAACTCTTTCATATCCAGCCAGTTATCACCGATGCTCATTTCAGCGGTAATGGGTACGTTCACCCAACGAAACGGCACGCGTATCATAGCACCGATGATCTTTTCCGCTACATCGTCCACACGCTTCAACGGTACACTAGTGAACGTGAGATCGTCGTGTATGTTAATCTCTGGCTGGAGATCCCAGTCCCCCACCTCGCTTAACCTAGACATACCGTCTAGGACTATTTCCGCAGCTGTACCCTGAACGGGCGTGTTTATTTGCTGGTTAGGCGAGAGTGGCCCCCGGCGACGGCGGCCTGTAAGACACTCCACGTAGTTATGTTCCTGATAGAAGCCCATAAGGCTTTCTTGCCAGTCCTTGACGCCCGAGAAGACCCTCCAAAACTCCTCGTATTCAGGACGCAGGTCCTCCACGGGTATCTGGAGGTACTCGGACGCCGACTCTAGCCGCGCCCCGAAGAACAGTGGGAAGGTCCACTGGTTCTTGATATCGGTGCGGAAGTCCTTCATTACCTTCTTATCGTAGAAGTTCTTCTTACCCCCGACCCGTGCTGGGTAGGCCCGTGATATACGCTGCGCCCACTCCATATGGACATCGTACTTTTCCCACAGCGCCTTGCAGAACGCTTTGTCCTTGGAGAACATCGCAATGACGCGGGCCTCTATCTGGCCGTAGTCAAACGACAACAGCACGCAGCCCGGGGGCGCTATGATCTGCTTACGAACCTCCTTGGCCTCATCGTCACGCTTGGGGAAGTTCTGAAGGTTTGGTCCTTCGCTAGACAACCTGCCTGTTTCCGCAAAAATCGTATTAAAGATCGTATGAAGCTTCCCATCCTCAAAGACGACTGAGAACTCGTTGTCCACGTCCAACGGATCAATGTAAGTAGCCTTCTGCTTATTAGTCTCGCGCAGACTAATAAGTAGTGACGCCAACGGATGGTCTATCTTGTCCAATATCTTCTTGTCAGCCGAATACTTTGCCGTCTTGGAATACTTATCTACCACCCGACACTCGGGGCGGTTAAGCATGTCCCTAAATATGTACATCACATCGGGATTTGAGAACGGCTTGAAGGTATAGCCCCGATTAGCCTTAAATTGACGGATGATTGGTAGCGAGTAGACCCTAGCAATAGTGTCGCTGTAGCGCGTCTGGTACTTAGTACTTAGTCGTTGATTCTCAACGCCGTCGACCATAACCCCCTTAATCTGACTGAGCACTACGGTGGGAACGCGCCGCTGCTGTAGTCGGTTAGCCTCCACCAGACCCTGCTGCTGTATCTCGGCCTCCTGCTCCAGACCGAGCAGGCAATGGAACTTCGCATCACCCCCGTTGTAGCGCAGGACTACGTCCAACGTGGTCTGGGCCAGCCATTTGGTGTCAATCATACTGATCTTTTTAAGATTGAAGCCAAAGTACTGCTGTACCAGGAACTCCAGGGAGAACGGTCCGGGCTTCTGCTTACCACGCCGCTCGTCTAGGATACAGGCCTGTCCCGCCGTATCCATCCACCGAGCAGCCCGCAGCAAGGACGGATCATCAAAGTACACGCCTGTCCACTCCAACTCGAAGGCCAGGTTATGTACCCACAAGCGTCCCTTAGCACGCCGTAAAAAATTTGTGAACCGATCGCGTACAGTATCCTTCTCCGCCTTGGTCCATTCGGCCTCAGGGTGGTCGATGGGGAAGGCAACCCCCTTCGTACCCGTAGCGACGGCCACTGTTAGCAAGCGTGCGCTCTTATCATAGGGACGTAGCCGATCAGTCTCGTAGTCCACCCCAACATCTGGCTGCTCAGCCGCCCACGCCAACGCTTCAGTAATTTGGTCAATGCCCTCCTGACCGAACGTCGTGATACAGTCTATACCCTTGAAGACATCCTTGATGTCGTAGGGTTCGGGCTTGGGTAGACCTTGCGCTACCTCCGCGAAGGCCCGCTTCAGATCAAACCCGAACAACCGCTCCACCTCGTAGTTACCACGCATCTGCTCGTATAGCAGATAGGCCGGGTGTAGTATCGGGTAGTACCAGCAGGCGTGCGTCCCAATCCGGACGGGCATCCGCCGCCCTCGCCATAGAGTTATACCCGTAAAGCCGCTCACCCAACGCAGGGCCACGTCCCCCAAGCCGAAGATAGCCTGGGGCCTAGACTGCTCTATATCACGGATGACGGAGGGGCGGCAGGCCTCGATCTCAATAGGCGCGGGCGTACGATTATCGGGTGGGCGAGTACGGACCGTGTTATTGAACCGCACCTTGTTCTTAAACTCCCGGGGAATGCGCGCCCGCAATAGCTGCCCACTCTTACCGATGAGTTGTACACCTGCGTCATCCTCCTCCTCGCCAGGAGCCTCTGCGATGATATACACCAATGGCTTGGTGGCCCCAGTGGGGGCCATATCCGGATGACGGTTGCCAGTGACGTGCGCCAAGGGGCAAGCCTTACACTCCAGGCGATGGACCTCCCGTATGTCCATGCCTCCAAACTTAGCGCCCTTACGCCGATCGGGCAGGTCACCAAACAACGACATCAGGGAACGTCCTTCCCATCTATATCCCACTCGTTCACTAGTGACTCGGCATCGCGTGGAGCGTACCCAAGCATCTCGAGCCGCGAAACGGCATCAATAAGCTCGATCCTGCCGTTGAGGAAGTCCTGCCTGATAGCATCCTCACTGTCCATCATCACTCTCCTTGATCTCTGAGAGGATAGGTGTCTAAAGAGCAATTGCATGTTAGCTATCTTCAACGCGCACCCCCATCCACTGCCGCCACTATATACATAAACCGATCCTCATCACCAAACAGCATGATAGAGGTGGCATCCATCGCGAACCGATTAGCCTCCCCAAACCCCCGCATAAGCACTGTAGCATTGTACCTAGCCGCCGCATTGGGGAGCTTACCATTCAACGTAATGTTCCCATTAACCGCACCCAACCGATACTTACCACTAAGCGTCAAGATGTTGCCCTTACAGGATAGATCACCATTGGCGTCCTCCTCACCCGCCAGGATACTTACACGCTCCAGCAGCGGACGCAGCCCGGGAGGCAGGTCAGCCCGATCACGGGCCGCCTTTCGGTACTTGCCGGCCAGCACGGCTAGGTCCGGTTCACTCTGCTCCTCAAGTAGGTTGCTGAAGAGACGAACCCCGTCCCCACCCTCCACCATAAGGTAGTCACCGATATGCAGCGTGGCCCCAGGCTCAACCAGGTCCAGGACGCAACTCACCAACCCCCACGGTATGATCACCCGCTCCAGCCCCTTGGGAGGCTCCTCCTCAACGACGGCCTGTGCCAGACTGCGGCTATCGGTGGCATACAACTCCATCTTGTCCTTCTGAGCCACCAACGTGATCCCGTGGTGCATAGGCTGATCGCCACCGGACTTCCTGACAAAGCGAAGCTTATTGAATGCCCCCACCATAGCCTCGCTAAGGATGACGCGCGTACCGCCTTTAGGCTTACCCGCGAGGAGGAAAGGCCACAACCCCGCCTTATCCGCCTCACCAACGACCTCACCGAAGAAGATATCGCCCGGAAGGGAGACGAGGGTGACTTTGGCCTTGCCCATCTGGAGGACGACGTCATCCTTGACCTGGTCCAGGAAGACTTCCTTGAGTGTAGAAGTCTTGAGTAACTCGAGCAGGGGCTTGCCCGGTAAGCCGCAGTCCAATTCCGTCTTGAGCGGCAGGCGAATTCCCAACCCCCCATCGTAGGCGTAGACGTTCTTGTTATCAAACCAGAAGTGCTTGTAGCCCTCCAGCATAGCCGTGCGGGCTACCGCAGGGCTGGCGTCGTTCAGGACGGATAGCAATTCCTCGCGATCGAAGGTCATCTATGCACGCTCCGCATGCTTGTTGCTGTCACTAATCGGTACGGGACGGGGCTCCTGCTCCTCTGGATCCTCTGGCTCCTCAGCATCCGGGTCCAACAGCAGAAGGCGGTCCATAAGCCCCCGGACCTCAATCAGATCGGCCACAGCCGACCACGTGGCTAGCTGAAAGACGATGTCCTCCTCCTCCTTCCACAGCTTGTTGGCCTGCGCAAAGCTAACTACCTGCTGCGCCACGGCCGCCTCATTCATTGAAGCACGGGGCGGGGCAACAAATTCAACGCTCTCTATCAGCTTATCGACGTAGTGCATTGCCTTTTGCAGGTCATCCTTACCGCCCTTCTTACGCCAGCGTGATAGGTACTTCGTTGCGTTGCCCTCGAAGTAGCCCAAGTTAAGCTGGAGCACCAGGTCCCAGTGCTCGTAAGCTGTCTTGTAGTGCTGACCACCAATCTGGCGCTTGTTGGCCTCCCCATTTATTGGGGCCGCCCTTTCCTCAGGCTTCATCCGACGCTCCATCCATTCCTGGGCGGCCCGCTTCCAGTCCGGGGATATCTTAGAACCCACAAGCTTGTCCCAGGCCTCCAGACGGTGCTTTGCCTTCCATAATCGGTTAATAGTAAATAACGGGGCCGCCGTTTCCTCGAACCAGGTGTTCCTTAAGAACGGTAGGGGTCCCCCAGGCAGCTTGGTCCATTCCATAAAATCGGCTAGGTCGGAGTCAAACGCCAGGGAGCGATGGATCAAAGGCGTGGGCGTGTAGCCCTCGCTCTCGTACGGCTGAACGAATATTTGGCGGCCCCCGTTAGCAATCAGCTTGTCGATGATTTCAGTGTAGGCATGGAAGTTGTTGCTGACCTGGTAGTACTTACCTACACCCACACCAATCATTCGCGCCAGGTACTCCAGTAGCACCGAGAAGTGCACGGCGTTCGCCCCGTACGCCCCCCAGATGGCGTCGTTGGAGCGGCAGCATACGGTTATATCCAGCACGGGACCAGACGACTCCTTACGCACCCGTAAGAAAGCCTGTGAGTTACATGGGATGTCCTTCTTGTCCTGCACACCCAGGTCCGAAGCCGGATCCCACATCGTCAACACTGCCCGCCGGTCGTTGTTGTTAGTCCTTAGTATACGGATCAGGACCGGTAGCTGATCACTGTAGAAGTGATTCCTCCACCGATAGCCGTACGCCCCATGCTGCATCCCATCATCCTCAGCAAAGCGCGCCGAGAAGTCACTAACAAACTGGTCAAGCCAAGTAGCGTCGTTACGACCCGAGAGCATCCACAAACTCTCAAATAAGTGGAAGAACGGATTGGCGTCCCGCACGGGGTCGAACAACACCCGCTCAGTAGGCTTCTCATAGACGGTCGTCAGTGGATACGGCAGCACAATGACCTGGCCCGCCCGCGTGTCCTGCACCTCACCCTCCTTAAGCAGGTGGATCAGACCCTGGTCATAAGCATCGTTAACGTTCCGCGCGTTGATTACGTACATTTTGCCTCCATCCATTCAACATAACGCTGGGCGGTTGCCCGATAATACTCTGGTAGCTGCTCGATGATATTCTTGATCACCGGCGCTAGGTCCCTGACAATAGGTTCCGCGAAGCGGTTACCCATCGCCACCTCCAACATACCAAACTCCCACATCTCGATATAGTCGCAGAGCTTGGCCCGCACGCAGTCACCGGGACTGAGCTCCTCCATCCGACCACCCATATCCAACACCGCGTCAGCCTCCAAGTCATCAACCATAGCCTTAAGTTTCGGGTTTTGGCTCTTGACCGGATAGGGCAGGTCACCGACCACTAACTCACCCGCGTCGTGCCAGATAAAGTGGGTACTCACTCGGGGCGGCAACTCACCCCACATCTGGAACCATATTCGCATAGCGTGGTAGCTGTGCTCACCGACCGTCTGCTGTCGGAGAATAGGCCACGTGTGGTACCGACGCACCATTCCTGCTACGCGGGGGTTAGTACGTATTTGGTCGCGGTACATTATAGCCACCAGAGTCCCGACGAGGGTTTGCGCTTGATCGTACGGGGAGGACTGGTACGGCGCTTGGCACGTTTGTACGCATCCACAGAGCGTTTAGGCGCGACCTGTAGCGGATGGCTCAACTCCAGAATAACCTTGCCGTCCACCCGCCCAATCCAGGCCTGTAGTTCCTTGATCGGTTGAAAGCGCGGGGCGGGAGTAATACTAGGATCCTTCAACCGCAGGCGGGACCGCCCCACCAAAGGACCACCAGCAATAGCAGCACGCCGCTTCCACTCTCGACCAAACGGATCACGTCGCAACTCCGCAATCAAGAAACCAACCTTCCAGGCCGTCAAAAAGCGCACACCCTCATTGTATCCCAACCGATGCTGTACCCTAAGCGGGACGTATAGCTCGGGCTTCATATTCCTGTGCACAGTAACTGCACAGTTAGACTTCCTAATCATGACTAGTACTCCGTTTCAGGTTTGTAGGTCGCACGAGGGCGGCCCTCTCCAGCAGCAACGCGCAGCATCTTATCCGTTTCACACAGCGCGTTCTGAACGTCCATAAGCGTCAACGTAACATACTCCGGCCCCAAAGCCCGGATAATCTGATGGCGCCAAACCTTAAGCTGGCTACACCACACATCCTCCGGAACGCTTTGCTTGAGCGGGTTACCCATCAGACGATTGTACCCACGGATGGAGCCAGGCCCCTGTGGAGCCCACGCACACAGGTCACCGGCCCGCTCTAGCATCGGCGTGTAGGTCCAATCGGTGACCACTTGCCCCGCCATGAAGCGGCCCCAGTACTTGGCCTTGGTCAGAGCCCCCCACACCAACCGTTGCTGCTTCACCACAATCGCATGCTCCAAGGACCCACGCACACTAGCCAGACCATCCCCGATGACAACCTCAGCTACGAAGCGCCCCTTCCCCATCTTGCCGTGCAACGCAGGCTTAGGTGCACGGATCATGTACGCACCAGTCCAGGTCTTTAGATTAGAGGCGCAGCGCTGGTCTATAAAATCACCGATGGCCCGCAAGTCCAGCTTAGACTGGGGCCACAACCCCTCCTCCATAATAGCCGCGATTGTCGGGGGCCAGTTTACCCATCGGCACAAAGCCGTGAACTGCACGAAGCTCCATCCCAGTCTTACAGACTTACTTAGAACGTTGCGTATCAACCACTGACTGACCCGATCATCACGGCGTCTAAGGTTGGTAAATCTGTACTTAGCCAGGATGGGATCGGTAGTCCAGGGTTCTACACCCTGCTCCTTACGCTTGCGGATGGCCTCCCGCTCCGACGCCCAATATATCAATGCAGCACTAGAAGGACGACGGTCAACCATCGGCTAGGAGCTTCTTGATAAGGGTTGGCGCGTTACCCGCACTAGTCGAGTAGGCCCGCATGATGCCGTCGGCCAGGACCTTCTTCCTTATCCGCTCGGCAGTCTTGAACTTGAGCGTGACGTTCTTAACCAAACGCTCGTCACGGGAATTGCCACTGCGGGCTTCCACCCGCTTAAGGCACGTCTCCAGTGACGTATTCAGGAAGACAAAGACCGAATCCTTCTTGTATTTCTCCATCAACGCCCCAACCCTGCCGTATACGGATGTAATGATCACCCCCTCGAAGATCACGTGCCCCTTGGGCTCGTACTTCTCCAGCAGTCGCAAGACGGTGTCATACTTGAACCGATCACACCCCCCACACTCCGTTAGGTGATACGGTCCAAGTATGAACACCGGTCGGCTCACGCCCCGAACCTCTAGCTGATACGCTTCCGGCAGGCGGCTACCCAACGCCCCATAGATAGCATGGTTGTGGCAGGAGGCTATAAGCGTACGGATCACCGTACTCTTAGCACTACCGTTAGTTCCTCGAAGAGAGATTAGCATCGACCGCACCTTCAACGAGCTCTAATAATTTTTCTAGCGCCGCGTCACGGCGAACCTTTATCACCCTAGCACCCTGCGCCTGCATCTTGGTACAATAGTTGGCCGCCCGCACAAAGTTACCCTTGGTATTTTTCTTATCCAATAGCCGACCCTGCCCGCGCGCCGATCGGCGACTGTTGATAGATGCGACGCACGTCGCGTAGGGCACGTCAAGCTGTAGGATAACGAACTCCTTCCCATACTCGGCGGCCAGCTGTGGACCACGAGTATGGTTCATAACAATCAGCCCCTCGTAGATAACATGATACCGTTTAGCCTTCTCCCGGATCAGGTCGAATATCTGGACCACGTCACGGATAGTATCACAGCCCGCCGTGTCAGCATCCTCATACGCCCCCATAAGGAAGAAGAGCACCCCCTCTATCCCAAAGGTGTACCCGATGGGGGGTTTGCGCCCCGCAATATACTGCGGCTTACAGGTGGCCTCCCCCACCCAGGATAGAAACTCGCGGATCAGGTGGGTCTTACCCGATCCGGATGTGCCAGCTATATTGATTATCACTTGATCACGTCCAGCGCGTACCAGAACGACCATTCGTTAGCGATCACCATAGACCAGAACAGCCAGGCCCACAGACCGCAAGCCACCGCGCAGATGCCCCCATAGAGTGGCAACCGGAAGTGGCTCCGTCCACCTAAGGCATACAAAACACCAATCGTGCCTGTAGCCGTAGGGGCCATGAAGCTAAAGTCAACGGAGAAGCCTGTCATCATAATCCAGGGCACAGGGTTGAGCCCCACCGATGGTAATGCTGTCGTCAGCAACGGGATCAGCATGCCGGCCGTTCCAGTATCGGAAGCAACCTGGGCCATACTAATACACAACGCCACCCAGAGACCCACCGATACGAAGGGCTCGTAGCTCCAGATATTCCCAACCAGGTCCAGTACCTGCTGGCCCGCCCCGACCACACCAACCAGCGTGGATACACTCATCGCAATCGGCCACACACTAACCGCGTGGATAGGGAACTGCTTCAAAGCTTTAAGCGGCAGCACCATACCTACCTTTGGGACCCAAAGCGCCAACGTGACAACCAACAAACCTACGTATATCCACGGCAGGCTGAATGGCAACCAAGGCCGGACGTAGGGGAGACCAACGGCTAGCGCGAGCAGGACAGCCACCACCTTCTCGTGACGCGACCAGGGCTTAGGATGTGCGATCATATTAACCCGATCAGCAAACCTAAAATGCCTCCCACCCAAGGCCAGCACCCAAAATACAGCAGCGATGATTATCAAGCAGACCGTGGTTGGAAGCAGCATCCTAAGCGTAAATGACAGGGCCGTCACTTCGCCACCTAGCACCTTGTTTAGGCCCGCCCAGGTTATCGCGGCCTGGCCCCCTGCCATCGGTGTGAGGATGCCCCCTAGGGACGCTCCAATAGCCGTAGCGATAATAAGCAGCATAGCATCCTTGGAGCCTGCCACCGAGTCCAAGTCGTGATAGCCTGCCCGGTCAAGGATCTTCATAACGATCGGTATCAGTGCTAGGGCCACCACCACGTCCGCCGCGAAGTCCGAGATGATCGTGGAGAACACCAACCAGAACAGGGTCTGGGCACGCACGCTCGTACCGATCCGGGCAATGAAGAAGAGCGCCATACGCTCCATCAATCCACAGTGGACGGCCGCCACAATAACTACAGTTGGACCCACGATCAGCAGCAACGCCGGATGGAAGAAGCTCAGCAGTATTGTCGTTATTGGCACCCCCATCAGACCGAAGCCGATGATGGGAATAGCTGCAGTCCAGAGCACAGGCACCGCCCCACTAGCCCAGTAGATTGCTGCCCAAGCCATCACCCCAATAGCCGCGTAGCTAGGAGCAAGGCTCCAGGTCATCAGGAACACCGCTGGACCGATGAAGGCTCCTATTATACGACCAGTCTCGAACCTCTGCAGTACGTTCTCAATCATGGGATCCTCACTTACAGCCAAAAGCCTTTGCGAATACGGATAGTCTTGTGATCCGCGATCTCTTTAGTAACCTTATAGTGCTGGAGCGCGTAGTCCTGACGACCATCCCACTTCTGAACCTCTCCCAGGTAGCGCGGCGCGAACACCCGCCCTCGGGCCTCCCACACCTCACTAAGCGACATACGAATATTCTGAAGCTGTAACAATTCCTCAGCCTGCTTAATGCGTTCCTGGTCGCGATCAATATCCCGACCGATGTAGTATCGACCCTTAGTCAGGGAGTTAAAGTCACAAAGTTGGCTCTCCATCATCGCGTAGTCGTAGTGGCCTTTGGGCAGATACGGAATGCGGGTCTTCATCTTGCCACGCATATACCTAAATAACCGATCCGCCAGCGGGTCCAGGATATCCGGGGTCTGATCCACCGCCGCCACCCCGAAGAGCTTCGACAGGCCAGCGGCCGGACCAGTGCTGTCATCGTTCATAATATCACAAGGCCAGACCGGCAGCTTGTTAGCCTTCTGATATAGTTCCGCCGTCGTGTAGATACTCCAACGCCCATTGCCCCACGGCTCGCTTACGTTGGCCTTAAGCTGCGTCCAATCCTTCTTAGGGTCACCGATGAACCCCTTGGTCAAGAAGGCATATGCAGACCCATACAGACGTGTGAGGCGGATAAAATCATCCAGGTGGTGGAGCACCTTACCCCCACGTAGATTACGGCGCTGCACCCCCACCGGCAGGACGCCTGTCCAGGCCGGGAGCTCCCGCCAGGGCGGGGACGCTTGAAAAGCCGCGTAGGCGCTACCGATATTGTAGAAGGCCATGTAGAGGGTTGACAGCCAAAGCCCTTCCTCCATAGGAAGACCCCTCCCCAAGTCCACAATCATAGGATGGAACGGATCGTAGTCCAGGCAGTCATACTGCTGTTGGGAGAAGCTTACAAAGTCCCGCAGGAGTATTTCATCAAACTCATGTGATTGGTGGGCCACCGATAGTGACCCACCAACCTGCACACCCCACCGGGCGACCACGTTGCTAGGCCAACGTGAGCACGCCCCGCTTCATATGCCGGTAAAGCTTCGCCCGAGGCACCCCCGCCTCAATGATCTGATCGACGGTCCGACCCACCTTGTACTGGGCAAAACATTTTGCCGCCTTGGAGCCCTCCCGGAACGGGCACTCCTTTGCCACCTTCGCCACCTTAGCGGTGGGCTCGAAGGAGCCCTTCCGGCCACGCTTGCCGGTCGATGCGCCGTTGCCTTTTGCAGCCTTGGCGGCCTTCCCATTCTTTGCCTTTTTCGTCGCACGCACAACCTTCTCCTTCTTTTCGACTGTTGACGTTTTGGCCTTCTTTTTCTTAGCGGTGGGTTCGGTCTCCGCCTTCGACTTCTTGGCCTCCTTCTCCGCGTCGTACTCTGCCATCTCGACCAAGAGCTTCTTGACGGCAGAGGCATCGGACGGCTCAGGAATATCCTGGCCGGTCTGGCCGCAGTAGTTGGCCACGTTCACCCAATTCTGAGAGGCTTCGCTCAGATTGCCCCAATCTTCCTCAGGCACACGCCCCGCCGCCTGGGCCAGTGAGATCAGAAAGTCCTGGTCTTCCTGGTCCTCGGCCTGTTCGAGTTCGGTCAACTCAGTAAGTTCCTTCAACACCTTATCGTTCGGCATAGCTTATCACTCCGACCGTTTCACCCGGGTAGGCACGGCTCATTCCGGGCCCACCTATATAACTACATACATAACCCATGCAAAGCACTATTTGGACAGGAAGTGGGATTCCACAAGCTCCCGGATTGGCGTGTCTTCTATCCCTAATAGCCGGCAAAACATCTGGTTTGTAGTCTCCCGGCGCGCAAAGGGAGTTCGACCTAGCCGCCGATGCCCGGTTAGCTCCAGCGCATCGTCTATCAGCAGGGTGAACAACCGGGTAATTTCCTTGGGAGCCGACCGTAGCAGTACCACCGCCGTCATAACCTCCTGGACCGGGGGCAACACTGCCTCAAACGCCTGCTCGATTGTCTGGTCCCCCGCCAGGTCCGTCCCCAAAACCTCTAACCGGCGCGGGTAACGCAAGGCGAGGGTTTCTATCCGATTGAAGAACGCCCGCTTCACCAGCATCATAAAATGCCTGTGGGCCACCGCATCAGGGTCGGTGGCCGGTAGGAAGCGTCTCAAGGAACCATCCGGGCGACGGGTCGGGGGTTGCCCCACGTAACGCCGCCTACAGTTGCAGTAGCAGATAAGTCCCTCCTGGACTAGATCCTCAATCTCAAACCCAGCGATCCGTCTATAGTGCTTGCTTGCCGTTTTGTAGATATAACCACGCATACCTTTGTCTAGATACGGGTCCTCGTGCTTCATTGGCATACCCTTCCGTGTTGGATTCCCAGCGAAGAGACGCACAACTAACTATCTGGAACATAAAAACCCTACCCCCGCTGCGCTACACGATCAAGCTTTTAATTAGCTAGTCTAACGCACATGTCTATTACATCCTGGGCTGGCATCTCACCAGGATCCTTGATACTGGTCGGCAGGTATTCGATCTCCAAGTCCAGGCCCGCGTGAGCCATACTGAACGCCTGAAACGAGGCCTCCGCGTCTAGCAGCAAAACCTGTCGGGGGAACCGGGCACGAAGCTCTGCCAACAGGTTCATCTGAGAGGACTGTAGGCTCAACCCGAATAGGCAGGTGCCGTACACACCGAAGAACCGTCCAAAGGTCGTGACCCGCATCGCGTCGAACGGACCCTCACAGATCACGAGAACCTGCGGGTCCTCGCACTCCCACAGCAACGGCAACCCTAGCAAAGTCTCCTTCGGGGCGCAGACCTGCTCGCGCTTACTTAGCGTCAAATAGCGGACCTCCTCCTTGGCTAGGATCGTGCGTGCCGTCCACGTCAGGAGCACCCCCTTCCGCGAGTACACCGGCACGATGACCCGATAGCGGAAGCGCCCCTGGGTGGCGTAGCGCAGGTCGTAGGCCTCACACAACCATTCCGCCTGTAGCTGGCGGTAGCCCCGCCCCCGCAGGTAGCGCTGGAACTGCTCCGCAAAGCGTGAGGCCCCTAGCAGGGGCTTGAACTCTTTAGGCATCCGCAACGCCTTAGGAGCAGATGGGCTGGCGTCCAACCCTAGCTGCGCCCGCACCCGATCAAATAGTTCCGCGTCCGTGGGGATGTCTGTACCCCCGCCCTCCCCGAGCAGGCGTTGGGCCTCATCCTCCGTACAGTGTAGCAGCAATTGGATTAGTCGCAGCCCCGTATGAGGAATGCCCCGATGGGCACTACGCCAGCAGTTCCACTTTCCAGTACGAAGGTAGACCCCCAGATGCTGGCTAGGGTCCGCCGGACCGCAGAGCGGACAGTGTAGGCTCACCCAGCCACGCGCAATAGGCCGGGTGCCGTACTCGATACGGTGCTGGCGTAGGAACTTTTGCCAGTCAAGCGCCATTCGACTTTTTCTTCCTCTTCTTACTCGGCTTCCTATCCCGTAGCAAAAACTCCGGTATGCCCCCAAGCGCCTGGTGCTCCTCCTCCGTCATAAAAGTCTTACGATAATTCAGCTGGAAACCCCGGGGCCAGCCCTCGTCGCTGATTAGCGTCTGATCCTTAGCCGCAGCCGCCAAGACACGCGGTTCGACCTCAGCAAAATCCTGGGTCATAAGCGTAGGCGTGGGAGCCGGAATTGGACGACGAGCAACCATGATTACATTCCTTTCAGCACCGATTGAGGATCACGCAGCAGGGCTTTCATCATATCCTCGCCCTCCTGGTGGTAGTATAGTATACGGGCATCCATAGACCCCCGTACGACTAGATCAAATTGAAACACTCGACGGGTTTGGCCCTGGCGGCGCAATCGCTTCTCAGCCTGCTCGCGATCAATCACCGATACCGGGCTCTCGTAGAAGAAGCAGTAGTTAGCAACCTTGAGCTCATCCAGCGAGTAGGCCCCCACCTTGTTCTGGACCACGGCCAGGCGGCACTGCGGTTTCGTCTCAAAGTTGTGGATATCGGTGCGGTAGTCCTTGGTCCCGGCCCATACCCAGATAGGGTTAAGGCCCATCTCCTTCGCCCTAGCTGCGATCAATCGCCCCGACCAGGTGAAATCATAGAACACCACCGCCTTGCGATCCACCGGGAGCTCCTCCAATAGCTCCAATAACCGATCCAGCTTAGGGTTCTCCTCAAACTCCACCTGCGCCTTCTCCCCGGTATCGTCATCCATGAAGCCCATGAAGCCCGACGACAGCTGTCGCATCCGTAGGAAGATGTTACTGACCGCCCGGGCGTTGCCCTTGGACTCGATGATGGTCTTGATGGCCCGTTGGTAATAGGCCGCTGCCTCCTCCGGGAAGGAGACCTCCTCCAGTATGGACGTGAACTTGGGAACGTCCAGGCACTCCTTCTCCTCATAGGCGATAGACCGATGCTGTAGCATACGGCGCAGGATAGGCTCCTTGCGCCGGTCAAAGACGTACTCGCGTATGTATTTTTGCCTGTGTACTGGCACGAAGGGGTTAGGCTTATCGGTGAAGAAGGCCGCCCTAAACATACCCAACGTCGGCCCCAAGCTCGCCCCACCATCCACCAGGTAGTGCTGCGCCCACAACAGCGTGGGGTCCCGCCCGAACGGCCGCCCCGCTAGCGCGTAGCGTATCTTGGCGTGGTTACCTAGCTTCTCCACCAACCAATGGGCTAGCGAACCGTGGCCCGCCACGGAGGTGCTCTCATCCAGGACGATAGCATCGACATCCTTAGCTAGCCGCGCCACCCGGTCCGGGTCCAGCGTCCATTTATTCTTACGCTTCTTACGTACGGTTTTGCTAACCAAGGCCACCGCCCCAGGGTAGGTTAGGATCACAATACCGTGGACGAACTCATCTAGCTGCTGCCACTTATGCGTCGAGGACCCGTCCAGCATCACGTACGGTACGCCGATATCGTAGCGCTTGATCTGCTTCTCCCAGGTAGTGAATGCCTTGTCCGATCGCACGAAGACCAACACCCGCCGCATCCGTCCACACTTCCACCAGTACTTAATCAACTCCAGGGTTATCAGGGTCTTGCCCAGACCCATATCCAACCAGAAGCAGAACTGTGGGTAGCTCACGCCTAGCAGGAAGCAGGCCAGCTGGTGGTTGTGCAGCTTTGGGAAGAGCTCCGGCTTGGGCTTCAGCCGATCGATGGCGGCCTGAAGCTCCTCCCGATCCAGGCTCTTCATCCAAAGGTGATTGTCGCGCTTCTGCGCGATATATTTCTTAACTGCGCCGCTAGGTATCATCCGCTGAAAGCTCTTCACGCTTGGCGTCGTCAGGCAACAGGTCCCAGTAATTCTTAGGCAGGGGGTAGCTATCCAATACATACTGCCCGGTTTCATATGATTGCGTTAAAAGCAAAGTCAAACCCGCACGAGTTGTACGGCTGTGCTCAACGCTTAGACGCCCCAGCCCCTTGCGCTCCTCGGCCTCCGTCTGCGAGTAGGCCAACACCAAATCCGCCGTCTGGATGACACTAATATCCTCCGAGGCCATACTGGACCGCACACGCCGCGCCCCAATGGAGGCCCGGGTGCCCTGGTGCGGACACACCAAGGCTAGCCCACGCGCCGCCGCGATGCCTCGAAGCTCCTCCATATTACGCCCGATGCTGATACGGGGGTCCCGTCGATCTAGCTTCATGAGCTTGGGGTAGTCCACAATAAGCAGATTAGGCGTGAAGCCCTCCACCAACTCCAGGTAGTCCAGGTAGCCGATCAGCTGGTCTATTGTCAGGGAGCCCGTCGGGAAGTCCTTCACGACCAGCCGCCCCAAACGCAGCCCCCACTCCCCGATCTTGTTCTTAAGGATATTCCTGATGTTGGGGTGCTCAAAGTTTATGCGGGGCTTCACAGACTCACTCGGCAGGCCAACCAACTTATCGGTTATGATCTTGTCGAACTTAAGCGCCGTGATATCCACCGACCCCTTCTCGGTAGCCGCCCCGAACAGGGCCTGGAAGTAACGCCCCATCACTTCCTCGGTGGGCATCTCCAGGCTGACGTGGGCTACACTCATACGCTGTAGCAGAGCCTGCTTCCCACAGTGGACGGCAAACCATGACTTGCCCGAACCCTTAGCAGCGACGTACAGCAACAACGTCTTGGGCACCAACCCGATGCGCTTGGCGTCCAATTCCTTTATACCGAGCGGTATAAAGTCCACGTTACTGCGATCCAGGAACCGCAGGGCCTTGGAATCAGTCAGGAACGTACCAGCGTCCAGCACCGTCTGGCGTGCAGTTAGAACCTCGTGGAAGATATGGTCCAGGTCCTCCAGCAGCTTCTCGTCGTCCTGCTGGTAACGCTCCCCGGCCTCCGCAATAGCACGCTTGTAGGTCTGGCGACGGATGAACTCGTTTACACGCTGCGCGACGTACTCGGCATTGACGGTAGGCCCCTCCGCCAGCAGCGTTGGTACCAGACGCTTTAGGACCAGGGAGTCCTCCCGCGCCCCGGTCTGGATTGCCAGATCCTCTACATGATTGACACCCGGAGGGCGGTGGTGCTTGCGCCGATAGTTCAGGACCCTAGCCGCAAAGTCCCGGAATACCGCATCAAAATGGTCGGGCTGGACCTGGGCGGCGATCACCGCACCCCATGTATCATCGAAGCACAGCGCAGACAGCACTGATTGCTGTAGCGACGACGCTAACCGATCCGCCATGAGCTAGCTACTTAGGTTTGAACCAGCATAGAGACAGTAAGCCTGCCGCCAGGTAGCCTGGGAAGGAATGGTCTAGGCCCACCGGTATATTGCCTACGTTCAGCAACATAATCCGGGGGGTTATGACAATGGGGTTGTTACGGCTCTCCAGCCAGTGCGCCAACGCCCATGCCGATAGCTGACCGAGTGCGGCCTGCTCCTCGGACCGTAGTCTTGGCAGGTAGCGCGCAAACAGCGCCCGGACCTCCAAGGATGTACGTTGGTAGTTCGGTGGAAAGATCCGCTTCGGCAGGCGGTAGGCTGTCCCTAGCAAGCCCCGCCGCCGGAGCTCAGTGTGGATACCCTCCAGGAGGTAGTCGTAGGCCTGCGCTGTAGTATCGAGGGCCTCCGTATCCCCCAGGGGAAGAGTTCCCAGGAGGGACTTAATACGGAGCGCCACCGCCTGGAGATCGTTATTATCTAGTACCGGTAGGACCTTTAGAACGGCGTGAACGTCCCTAGACGCCATGATAAACCCCGCAAGGTTTTTCTAAGGTTATTATTAGCCTGATAACGAACCATACACGCTGGGTCTTACCCTAACAAGAGGGCCAACCCATCTTCATTGTCGATCTAGGAGGTCGCTTTTCCGCGACCACGCCTTCAACAAGTTTAACGCCTTTCCATACGCCTTGTATTTAATAAGTGTCCGAACCGAATGCTCTACGTACGTATAGGAACCAGTCAACCAATACTCGTAACGCACTCCGTCTATCATCACAGTGATCGTGTGATCCTGGTTATCAACGGCAACGAGCTTTAGATTTTTAACCACAGGTCTACCCCGCATGATTGGTGGTCCTTCAGCACGCACGAGGATGAACGCCGAAGGACCACCGGGAGGTAACGGAAGGGCAGCGACCAACCGCTGGGAGAAGTCAGCCCCGGCCCAACACCCGTTACATACTAGACGACTATTTACCTGTAAAGGACGCCTTAGCGATAGCGGCGCGGGCTTCCTTGCGCCAAACATCCAGCACGGTGATGCCACCGTCAGCAGCCAGTTCATTCGGATCATTTTCTAGCAGGGTACAAATTAACCCACGCAGCCGCTCCTCTGCACCTTGAGCCTCCGCCAACTTGGCGCGAAGCTCCTCCACCTCATCACGAAACTCCCTCCGCAGATTTGCCTCCACCTTGACGTTATCTTGTAATCGCTCTACCTGCGCTTTCAGCCGCTCGATCTCGGCCATCAGTTCCTTGTTCTCGTCATTGATATCGTGTCCCATGGAAATAATACGGCGGTTTTCGCTCTCCAGCCGCTCGATCTCGTCTGCGGCCTCTGCGCGCTCATGACGAATGCGCCGTTGAAGGGTGCGCAGCCGCTCTTCGATGTCAGTCATCGGCCCCCCACACCATGCGCTTGATCTCGGCCCGTAGCCGCTTGATCTCGGCCTCTGCGCCCGCAATGAACTCGGCATTCGCCACGTCCGTCTCATGCGTATTGCCGTAGTAGCCGTGCAACTCCGGCCTAGCACACCAGCAGATCGCATGCCCGGTCGATTGTTGGCGAACCACTGTATCATCCACTATCCAAGGTCCTGGTGTTCGTTCTGTCATTGCTAATCTCCTTCCACCGATGGCACGCTTTCGAGCAAGGGGTTACTATTCTGATAAGGCACGCTTCACCGTTTTAGGATTCCTGTAACGTCGTGGCACGCTTTCGAGAAGGGGGTTACTAGACCGTTGAGGCACGCTTTCCCGTTTTGGGTTACTAGCAATCTCATGACACACTCGATTCCTGTGGATTTGTTTTGGTTTTGTGGCTCGCTATCCCGTTGTTGGGTTACTGACTGGTACCGGCGCGCTTCCTTTCGATGGTGTACTATTCCTGAACGGCACGCTGACGGACCTCGGTTTTGCTAACGAATGCTGACACGCTGGTGGCTTCTGGGTTTCTACATCGAATCATGGCGTGTACCTTCATTCTCCGGGATTATCATGTAGTCGTCACCATTCACCTCCCCCGCAAACGCTCCGGGCTCCATGCTAAACAACCGCATCAACTCGGTCGCCGCATCACCCTTGCAGTATACGCAGTCATCGGTGGCGAACACCCTTAGCCGTGCCGCCAACAGGTCGCGGGCCGCCCACCAGGACAGTCCCGTGACCCGCAGACTCTCAGAGGCTGGATTACCGATGTACACCAGGTAGGTCATGACACCCCAGCGGGCTTCTCCACGAGCTCTATGCACTTAGCACGCACCATCGGGCCGTGTCCGGCCTCCACTGCGACAACCGCGCGCCGACAACCAGCCTCTGTCTCAAACGAAAAGCTCGCATCTAACTGACCAGTGGCTACCCAAAGTACAAGCATAACCCATTTCATGATTCCACTCCTCTGTCCCCATCCTCTACATCGTCAGGGTCGTTGTCCTCTGCCCACTGGCGGGCCAGTTCCTCGCTCTCTAGGGGTTCCGACGAGAAGGCCACGATGGCAGACTTACGGCGCGTCTTCCAACCTGTACCGTCCCAGTACGTCGCCCCCGGGAAGCGCCCCTCCAGGGGTTCCCAGCAGGTCAGCGTAGCGTACCAGCCCACTTCCACCGGATTGTACTGATACAGCCAGCGCTTCGAGTCGAAGGGCCGTATAACGACAATCGGTGGGAAGGTTCTAGTCACCCTAAGGCTATCCTAGCGGACCCCCCTCATCTAGGTACTGCTTGATGACCCTCCAGCGCTGCCACATATTGCTGCTTACCCAGCCAATAGCGAAACCCACAACGCAGCAGGCAATGATCCAAACCACGATCCAGTTAACCCCCGACAGTACAAACTCGATAGCGTCCATAGGGATCACCCCATCCTGCTCGCGACCAACTCACGCTTGTACACATTGCAGCGCGAGCACTGATGCTGCTCGATCCACCAGCCCTTTGGTGCTTCCTCGTAAGGAAGCTGCACCCAGACGTGCCCGCGCAACCAGCATATTAGTCGTTTCATTAGTGCCAAGCTCCACAACTACACGGACCGGAATTTGTGTCGCAGACTATTCCGCCGTTACGTCCATAATCTCGGTGTCCCTGTACAGTGTCAGCTACTTCCCTACACACAGGACATTTCTCATCAGCAAGCTGGGCGCGGAACGCCACGGTGCCTTCCCCCTTATTGTAGCCTTCGGTGGCAAAGTTGATCCTCATCCGCTTGCCGTTGCGGAACGTGGCCATGCCAAACGGGTGGGAGATCAGGTTCACTTGCATTTCGGCAGCTCCATCTTGGGAGCAATAAGCGCTGCAGTGAAAAGCGCTGGCCACACGGCAACGGCCGCGACCAACACGAAAGGGTCAATCTCATTGCCGGGGCACCGCTTGAGCTGCGCGCCGAACGCGCCGCCAGCGATCAGACATCCCATGATCCAGTAGAGGAGCAGCCCGCGCATCCCTCACTCCAGCGTCAAGATCGGCCTTGCATGCGGTTGAGTAGCGCCGCAACCGCTTCGGCTTGTTCCTTGGTAAACTTGACGCCTTGCACATCGGCTACAAAAGGCCCTACGTGCCAGTCCTGGCAGGCGCGATGGCCGCAGTTACACCGGATAGCCTGGTAGTGGGTTGTGGTCATGGCGGCGCGCTCCATGTTATACATACGCGCCGCCACCCAGTAGCTTAAGTGGCCATTCGGATCATGGCGTCGACACCAATTGATAAAATCCAACATGGTGGAGGCTGAGACCGCCATATCACTTCCGTGTCATCTTGATGCGGAAGGCTTCTTCCTCTTCGGTCAGCTGCCTGCGCTTGCAAGGGGCGTACTTGATTAGCCTGTAGAGTGCGAGCAGCAGTACTGGTGTAGCTATCATCAGGTAGACCATAAAGATGCCTGTGCTCAGCGCCATGGACCCTGACCCTTCGGCTGTTGTATTGGACGCCGTGTAGCGGCATCCCGCCATGTTGGCAGCAACCAACGCCGACATAGTGGCGCCTTAGTCTTGCCACGCGGGCGCTTGATCTTTACATGGATTTGCCTATGGGTCATTGCGGCGGCAACTCCGTGCTAGGCAACCGTACCACCCACTCTAGGATACGCTGTGCCACCCGCTCCAACTGGGACTGCCTGATTGCCAACTCGGGATCTTGCGATGCCAGCAAGGCGACTGCTGCCTCCATGCATCGCATCCGCAGTTCTTGCTCGGGCATGACATCTCCTTCCCTAGATACGTTGTAGTGCTGCTACGAGCCCCTGACTTTCCATCCGTCCTCCGTTCCACCTAGCCACTACAACTAAAGCATACTGGGGCCAGGTCAAAGGCTATTTTGGTTCCATCATCTTCGGATAGACTGAAATAATCAAATTTTACCTGCAAGTATATCCTGGAATATCAATCATAGAATCTCATGAGAATCTTCATAGAATCCTTGAAATCATCTATTCTTCTCTATTCCTCTTTGGTTCCTTATTCCTGAACCTGGGGTTAATTATGTCTCGGAGCATAGTGAGGCCTCCCCAGTGTGCTGCAAAAGCACAACTAGGGATCCTCACTATGTGGAAGGAGTTAACCACGCCCCGTCACACAGTGTCGCTACATTTAATGTACACCCCGGAGGGTGTCCACCGCCGCGCAGGTCGTAGCGATTCGGCCGACCCTGCCTTGTGCGCAGCCTGCCCTTCGGTAGGCATTTCAACGCTGAGCCCCCAAGGTTACGAACCCCCAAGCTAGCTTCAGCGTCACCCTGCGTAGGACCGATCAGTGCGTCAGTGCAAGAGTGGCAATCCGCCTATATGCTAAGTGCGCTATGGTCCTAGCCGCCTATTACATACTAGAGGGCTTTTGGGGGTACAAACCCTTGATTTCTTGCCGAAAATCACTATATTATATGAGGCTAGCATCCCGCTAGCTAACTTAGGAGATTTGCCTATGGAAAAGCGTTCTTGGCCGAGTGAGCGCGGCGTCGAAGATGCCGTTTATAAGCTCGTTACGGTGACCCCTCTTGATGAGGAAGAAATGCTGAACCTACTAAAGCGAGTGGCGGCGCGGGTCGCCGCTATCCCTAAGGTTAAAATCCGCTAGTTAGCTCGGCCCCCGGCCTCGTGCTGGGGGCTTGGCTTTTAAGGTCCTCTGGACCCCTCCAGGGGGCCTTTTCACACACCCGCCCGTGTATGACTAGGTGAAGGGGGTCAGGACGGTGAAAATGGAGAAAATGCCCTAAAATGTGGGGTTTTTTGAAACATTTTTCTGTCTAAATCGACTAATATATACTTGTTTTTTATCCAAAAAATCATATATTAGGTGTATTAAAATCGTGGCAGGCACCCACGTTAAAAACATAGCCCAAGGCCCCTGTGAGGGGGCTACGCCCCTGATCTACAGGGGTGGGCGGCCCCCGCCCGGTTTAAGTGTTATTAGTTAGCGTACAGCGGGGGCAGGCGGGCGGTTCCCGTGAGCGTCCCACCTGATCCAGGGTGCGTTTCGCCGGTCGTCCCGGAAGAGAAACGGTCCCGGGCGTTGCCAAGAGAAGAAAAACAGTGTGACTAGAACGGTTTTGGATAGTGTAAACCGATTATCTGAAGCCGCGAGGGTCAGGCGATAGGACACCGAGAGGTGCACGCAAGATAGCGTGTTCTAGGCTGGACTGAAATATCCAGGCCGACAACTATCTTGGGCCAGTGTGTTGGTAGGTGGTCCGCGATTTCTCTCTATACCTAGAGGGACGTGTGGACAAGCACACCCTTTAGGTAGCGAAACCGGGATAAAACCCGGTCTGCCGGTAAAGACCCTAGTCCGGCACCGATGAGCAAGGGTCAATTAGGAGCAAAATCATGACTACCAAATCTGATGACGTTTACGGCCTCATTACCTGGGGCGTGGACGTGAAGGAATTCAATACCTTGAAAGCCGCCCAAAAGGCACTCGCTACCAGCGAGTATTCGGCGGCGATCTTCAAAGGTCCGCGTGGCGAAGTCTGCGGTGGCGAGCAAATCGCCGAGAACGACAAGCCCGAGGCCCCTTGGGAACTGACGAGGAAGACCATCGCGAAGAACCTCAAGGTCGAGCGAATCTGACCTCGCCCCAAGAAGCGAAACCGGGGTACGCCCCGGTCTGCCGGTAATGATCCTAGTCCGGCACTGATGAGCACGGATCAATTAGGAGAATACCAATGAAAGTCGTTCTATTTAACGCAACAAAGACGTTGATGACTGAACTTCATATACCAGTCAACAGAAAGGCTGAGATAATTGTCTATGATGGAGCAGTATTTGTGCTCGCTGAGACTCCGGCAGAGATTAAGGAAATCTGCTACGTCCAAGAGTCCAACACTGTATTCGTAGACCCTTATGAGCAGCCTGTACATTGAGCGAAACCGGGGTAAAACCCGGTCTGCCGGTAATGATCCTAGTCCGGCACTGATGAGCACGGATCAATTAGGAGAATTAAAATGACTTATTATCCAAGATTGAGTGTTACCACACCAATTAGTCTTGAGTACCTCAACAACCACGTACCCCAAAAGGTCGTGAAGGAGGTCCTCAAAAAGTTCGGAATAAGCGATCAGGTGATAAGCCTGGTCGACTGGAACAAATCGCGATTCCCCGGAGTCGCGTTTGAGCAGGCCTGCCCACGCTTGAAGAACGTGTGGGACTGGCCGACCTATGACACACCATTTATGAGCAGCCTGAAGCGAAACCGGGTTTAACCCGGTCGCCAGAGAAACTGATCCCACCCTGGCCTGATGAGCAGGGATCGTTTTAGGAGAAGAAAACCATGACTACGAAGGAAAAGGTTGTTACCGCGTCCACCGCTCTGGGCGGATTCCTGGCCTACATCATCGTGGCGACCACCATCAATCAGGTCATCGCGAGTGTGGTCAACGGAGCCGTCCAGAAGTACGTGTTCAAGACGAGCTAACAACGGGGCCAGGAGGCCCCCGGCCACAATGATCCACCTCTACGCGGTGTGGCTAGAAACGGTTCAAGGGAACCGGCTAACGGATCAATTTAGGAGAAGTAAAATGTGCAATACACACTTAACGCAGTTTAAGCTGCGTTGCACCCGAGGGGATGTTGATATTTTTGACGGCCCCGATGGAGTGTACTGGCAGAGTATCATCTACCGAGAGGAAGACGGGTACTTCTGCGAGCCGTGCAACGGCCCCTTCAAAACGGCGGCCGAAGCACTAATGCATGCCTACCCCATCTTGGAGCATACCAGATGGCTGTTGGCAAACGATGTTTTCGAATTCAAAGCCTACAATGAAGTGGGCACAACCAAAATGGGGGAATAAACCCCCTGGCAGCAACGATCCACCTCTACGTGGTGTGGCTAGAAACGGTTCAAGGGAACCGGCTAACGGATCAATTTAGGAGAAACCAGATGACTAAGAATAGTCGTGAGACCAAGCCGCAGAAGCGGGAGGATCTCAAACTGGAAAGACCAGATTACACGCTTTCGGTGAAGGAAGAGCAAAAAAGCCCAACCGAGATATGGATGAGGCTTACATTCAAACCAAAGCGAAACCCGCAGTAAGCGGGTCTGCCGGTAAAGACCCTAGTCCGGCACTGATGAGCAAGGGGTCAATTAGGAGAAACCAATGCCTACAGAAATCGAAGTTGAGTTCGACTGTGACAGCGAACTGGTGACCAGAGCCAAGGCTGTCGTTGGAGCCTTCGGAGGTGTGGTTTTGGACGTATTCCACGTTACCGCTGATAATGAGATCGTTGACGATCAGCCAGCGGATGATGGGTGGACTTTTATGTCCTTTAACATTTCCGACGACCAGGCCCATAACGCCGCCGTAGCTTTGAGCGCTGCCGGGTACGACGTGGTCGTCCACGTGTACCCAGCTGAGCACTAAAAGTCGAAACCGGGAACCAACCCGGTCGCCTGGTTAGAACCAGGCCTGATGAGACTTAACCCAAATTTAGGAGAATGAAACATGACAAAACGATCAACCGTTGAACTTACCTTCCAGGGTTACGACCCTAAGAAGGACGACAAGGCGATTAAGATCGCCGAGAAGTTCGGTGGGGAGCTTCTGGGAACCGGCGTGTGGATCAATGGTCCGCAAGCCGACCTACGGGACATGGAGTTTGCATTTCCAACCACGAAGGCCAAGGCAGCAGCCAAGGCCCTTAAGGAGGCAGGCTTCAAAGTCGAGGCTCCCCGGACTTACGAAGACGACTGAAAAATCGTCGAAACCGGGATAAAACCCGGTCTGCCGGTGAGAGACCCTATTCCGGCACTGATGAGACACGGGTCTTTTAGGAGAATACCATGAAAAGCAAACGAAAGACTATTGACGTGTCATACCCTCTTCCGCTTAACGAGGAATACGATGATGCTGTCTGTGACGTGGCCAAGGACCACTACGGACAGGAGCTTGGAAGCGGTGCAGGTTTTGGATTTCGAGATCACGATTTTTCGTTCTCGGCCAAACGCGCCGACCAGGCTTACAAAGCCTTCAAAGCGCTGCCCATCAAGGGCATCGAGGTTTCCGAACCTTATGAAGAAGAGGATGATGACTAAAAGTCGAAACCGGGCTAGTCCCGGTCGCGTGGAGATGGTCTCCCACGCCTGATGAGACAGACCAATTTAGGAGAACACAAACATGAAAATAATACACGTTAGATTCGTCTACACGCCCACCGAGAGAAGGCCCGAAAAAGAACGCGAAGTTCTGAAAGCCATCAAGCAACTCGGGGGCAAGGACATCAAACAGGAAACCGAAGAAATTAGCCTCGTGTACTCCCACGAAATTCGCTTCTCCATCGAGGACGAGGCGAGTGAGGTGGCAACTGCTGCTATGCGGCAGTTCGTAACCAAGGAGAGTAGAGGGGGTTGGGGTAACTACAAGTCGTTTAGTATTGTTGTATTCGGCCCCTACTCCCCAGAAGAGGACCCTGACGCTCCTGCCCGGCTCCCGCCAAAGGTTGCGCTGGCTCTTGAAGCCACTGCGCGCTACGAGGCGCGTGACGGGTCGGAGGAGGAGCTTAAATCCTGGATGGACAGCCTAACCAACGGCGACATCCCGAAGCACCAGGGTTCCAATCCCAAGAACGCGGTGATTGACTATCAACGCGCCGAGCGGTTTTTACAGACCCTCACCGATGAGCAAATCTCGACGATGGCACTAGGCGTTTACGACTACTCCGAAGGGGAGCGTTGGAAACGCGCCTTGCCTCTGTTCGAGCATTCGGAAGAGGGTGTGTATGCTGCTTGGGCGCTACACGCCATGTTCTGGGAAGTTTGGGGCTCCTAAAGCCCCAAATGTCGAAACCGGGCTTAGTCCCGGTCGTCGGGAACCTGATCCTACCCGGCTTGAAAAGACAGGATCATAACCTCCACTTAGGAGAGAACTATGTCTAATATCGAAAGCACGACCACGAAGCCGACCAAGAAGGCCTCGCCCCCGAAGAAGGTGAAGGACGTGGCTCCGGTCCCCCAGACCGAGCCCAAGGCAACGCCCCCCAAGGCTGAGCCCAAGGTGTCGCCCCCCAAGGCCGAGACCAAGGCCGACGGCAAGGCCGCTCCGAAGAGCCCCAAGATCACGCTCCTCGCGAAGGAGTGCCCCTCCAAGAAGGGCACCAATCGTGCGAAGCGCTGGTCCAAGCTCGAGAACGGCATGACCGTCGCCGAGGCTCGCGAGGAGGGCGTTCCGTCCAGCTACCTTAATCGTATGGCGGATGCCGGCCACCTCAAGATCGGCTGAGCGTGTCGAAACCCTGGGAGGGGGCAATCCCCCTCCCTTGGTTTGCTGGAACCTGGTCCTACCAGCACTGATGAGACAGGACCAATTTAGGAGTTTCACATGAAACAGGAAGTTGCCGAAGCGTGGGTCAAGGACCTACGCGAAACTACTGCAAAGCAAACCTCGGGCATGCTATTCGACGGTGTAGGCTATTGTTGCCTGGGCCGTTTGTGCGTCGTGCTCGGCGTTGGGTTCACACGTGCCCCCGATGACTCCGAGTGGTATTGGCTAATCGACGACGGCTCTGGAAAGGGCGACGTTTTGTCCCAGTCCGTTACAGACGAGGCCGGGATGAAGTCGAAGACTGGAATATTCTGCGAGCCTGATAAGCCGGAATACCAGCCATTCGACCTTGCCCAGCTTAACGACCAGGGCAAGACGTTCAAAGAGATTGCCGACATCATCGAAAAGTATTGGGAGCAGATATGAACCGTCGAAACCGGGGTACACCCCGGTCTGCTGGAACCTGGTCCTACCAGCACTGAGGAGACAGGACCAATTTAGGGGATACACAATGATTCGTGATATCGTAACTGAACTGGCCGCGTTGTGCTACATCGTGGCCATCACTGGCGCCATCGTACTAACGGTGGTTGCCTTCCTCGGACAATAGAGGAGAAGACAAAATGGAAATTCGAATGAGCCCTGCGGACTTGGAGATGGTAATTGATGCACTGGCGTATGCACGTTGGTACTCTGCCACTAGCAAAGAGGAAGAGGACGGCTACTCCGTGCTTATCGAACATCTCAAGCTCCAACAGGACAACCAGTCGAAACCGGGGGAATAACCCCGGTCTGTCAGGAATGAGCGCCCTGGCACCGATGAGACAGCTCAAAATTAGGAGAATGAAACATGAATACCGCTGTACAAGACAGCACACCAAACACAATAGCCACCATCACAAAGTGGTGGCAAGGCATAATCGAGGCGAGTACTGCGTGTCTGTTCGGCTGGGCGTTCAGATTCCCAGACGTGCAGGAAGCAGTACTCATTCGCATCAAGTGTGGGACACCGTTGGGCGAGGCCCTTGACAGCTTTGTCGAAGACAAGCTCGTCGACCTCGACGCTCGCGACATCAACGGGTTCGAGGAGTCCGTCGAAAAGATAGTCGATTCGGCTGTCGACGACGCTCTCAAGAACCTGGACGACGACATCGACACCGCCGTGGCAAACGCGCTCGGCGATATTGATGAGAAGGTCGAAGATGCTGTCGAGGAAGCATTCAATAAACTGGCTATCACCGATACGGTGACACGGATTATTGAAGGCATGGCCGCGAATAAGGACCACGACCTGGTCCGGCTGATCGCCCACCGTGTCTCTGAATTGTCGAAACCGGGGGAGTAACCCCGGTCTGCCAGAGATGAGCGCCTGGTACTGATGAGACTGCTCAAATTAGGAGGTAAGACCAATGGCAAAGACTAAGCCAGCTTACATCACTCGTAAGCTAACGGTCGCCGACGCGGTTAGCGAAGCCTACTCAATTCTAGAGGAGCTCGCTGGCGAAATGCGGGAGGCCTTTGATAACACTCCCGAGAGTCTTCAGCAGAGTGCCGTGGGCGAAGCCCGCGAAGCTGCTGCCGATGCTCTCGAGGGGTTGTCAGAGCCCAACGTACTTGATGAATTGGGCCGACTGGAGTTCGAATACACCGAACCCCCACCCAAGCGCAAGCAGTCCCGCCGCGATCGTCGTGATCAAGCCACCGCCTTGTTGGGTGCCGTTATAGCGGTAGTTGACAATGTCGATGACGAGAACGCCGATGACGCCGTCGAGCTCCGCGATGAATTGGATGACTTGACGTCAGAAGCAGATGCCGTCGAGTTTCCAGGCATGTACGGCTAACCAGTCGAAACCGGGGTAAGTCCCCCGGTCACCTGGAAACCGGTCCTACCAGGTCTGAGGAGACAGGACCGATTAGGAGAATGAAAATGAAACTATGGACCGCCGGAGGCTGGCACAGAAAGCCAACCAACTGGCAAGAAGTCGGGATGCCAATCCCAAATGAGGAACTGGAGGCTCTGCCCCAGTACACCTCCAAGGAATTGGGGATCGAGCGGCATATTTCTGCCGCTTTCAAGATCCCCGTAGAACATAACTACTTCCTGGTCGCCCACGAGGGTGGCCTGTACGTGGTTAACACTGAGGGTGCTACGTACGCACGTTACGTGCGGTATGTGGGCACGGGTTTGCCGATCGAGGGACTTAAGCACGAGTCCTTCCGGTCCGGCGACGATACCACCAAGTATGTCCGAGATGTTCTAAAGCAATCGGGGTACGATCCAGAAGAGATTATGGCGGCCTCGTTTGTTCACATGAACCAGACCGGCAAGGAAGTGCATATGATTGCCTTCCCCAACCCGGAGGACGAAGATTTATTCGATCACGGGTATGTCTATATCTGGGAGGAAGATGGTCGCAAGCGCGCAGATTTCTAGACTTTCTTGACCACGCCGACGTGCATAAGTAACCCTATCAACGCCAGCGTGTCAGAACTATACAGAAGTCCAAGGAATTCTAGCGCGTCAATACACACCAGAAACCCAAACAGCCCGAGCGTGTCAGGACGTACCACAAAACCCGTGGAATGAGAGCGTGCCGTCTATACGAAGTAACCCTGAGTGGTTTAGTGCGCTAAGAGAGGGGAGCAATCCATGACACAGGAGCGCGCCGTTAGGAATAAGCAACCCAAACTTCAGTAGCGCGCCAAACAAAAAGTCGAAACCGGGGTACGCCCCGGTCTGCTGGATTGAGCATTCCAGCACCGATGAGACTGCTCAAATTAGGAGAATGAAATGACAATAACTGGTAAAGCACCAGAACTAGCCAACCTCAATGATGAGGTAGACTTAAGAGATGCTACAATATTCTGCGACAGCGCGGCTGGGGTCTATATCCCGCAGCGCTTCGCACGAGAAGTGAGACGTGAGCTCGTTACCGGTGTGAGCAGCAAGGACTATGAAGTCCTTGAGGCCGGACCGGATCACGAGCACTACTGGGACGCCTGGGCAGACGTCCTGGATAACGCTTTGATTAACGACCCAGTCCGGGGCGAGTGCCACCTGCACCAAGACCAGGACCTTTGGGTCGTGCCCACCGAGAATCGAAGGATCATGGGTTATTGGTTCCACCCGATGACCCAGGAGGACTGGGATGGTTTTGCCGGAGCAGACGCAGGAAGTTGGATACATCACTGCTCGGACGGCCGGACCATTCTGATCTACTCGCCGCAGTCCGGCCTGCTGTCTGAGATCGTTGTCAAGGATGACGGTCTCAGCGCAGAGATCCTATGGACGCCCCAACAGATAACCTCTCAAGGGCGGTGAGTCGAAACCGGGATAAAACCCGGTCTGCCGGATTGAGCATTCCGGCACTGATGAGACTGCTCAATTTAGGAGACAAAACATGATGCAATTGAGAGTGACCTTAAACGGCACCGATCGCAACCCTTGGCATAGGTGGGGGTTAACGCAAAACCCGTTCCCCCAGCTGGGCAAGGCAGAGTACGACGCCCATTGCTTAAGGCTTCAGTCCTTAGGCGGGGACCCAATTCCCGACACCGATTACATTCGTAAGGTGTTGGAGGGTTGGAGCCCGGAGTTTGTTGAACTCTGCTGCCAACGCTTTAAGAAGGGTGCGATCGTACAGTTCCACGTGGCGTTTAACGAGTCGAAACTGGGGGTGTAGCCCCCAGTCTGCCGGATTGAGCATTCCGGCACTGATGAGACTGCTCCAACTTAGGAGATTAAAACATGACTGTTAAGGAGTTGATCGAACTGCTCCAACAGGAGGACCCCGAAGCTCAAGTCCACATCACCTACAACTACGGTGATTATTGGAGGACAATCGTTGCCCCTCGCGTTAACCACGTCGAGGAGGGCAGCGTGGCCTTTTCCAAATATCACAATATGCCAAAGGTGAGTGAAGGTGGGGACGAATCCCCAATTGAGATCGTGGTCCTACTGGGAGCATAGGAGGCTCCAAAGCCATGGAAGTCAGAGAGCATACCTGCTTAACCTGCGAGCACCAATGGGTGAGCCCCGTGGTGTTCTCGCAGTATACGCAGAACCTGAGCGGTGAACGCACAGAGTTCTGCCCAAAATGCAACGGCCGGACCGTGTGGTCTGGCCCAGCCAAAACTGTCGAAACCGGGGATTAACCCGGTCTGCTGGAACCCGGTCCTACCAGCACTGATGAGACAGGACCGATTAGGAGAATGGAAATGAAAACAGTGAGATTAGGTTTTGATGTACGACTCGCATGCGCGCGGGCCTGGGAGCTCATTTGGGCTTCCAAGCTCGAGGCACGTGCCAAGGAGAAACATCCACGATGGGCAGGGGCGACGTACTACACCACTGCCAACGACATGGTCAATCAGGTACGAGCCTTCGCGTCATGTCACGCCGAGGGCAAGCCCTGGACCGACAAGGTCGTGTACGGCAAGTGGTTTGGGTCTCCCGTAAGATTGCCCTTCAGACTGGAGACAGTCGTTCGCGACTGGCTCTTCGAGCAGGCCAGAAACGGCAAGCTCGAGTATCACAATTTTGGACGGGGCCACATCAGTGGTGCCCGCTTCCGCCCGTACGGTGAGCCGATGGGGCCATCAGAGATAAAGACGATGGTCAACAATCTAAAGCAGCGTACCGATCCCAAACCCAAACCCAAGCATTATAGTAAGCAGGGGATACATGGTCGCCCGCTTTGCACCGCCCGTCAGCGCAGCGGGTTCTATAGTCGTCCGGACCCCCACGTTCGGACTACCAAGGACCTCCAAGAAGTGACGTGCCCGCGCTGCCAGAAGGCGCTGGCCTTAATCGCAGAAACCGGGAGGTAATCCCGGTCTGCCGGATTGAGCATTCCGGCACTGATGAAGCTGCTCAATTTAGGAGAACCACAAATGGCTAAAGCAAAGAAGAGATTCCCCGTGATCACCGAAGCGATCCGGGATCTATGTACCGACAGCGGCTGTTGCTTGGAGTTCCAAACCATAGTCCGCTGGCTACCACAACTTGCAAGAGTAGAGGCACAGCTGAAAAGGCTATCGCGTAAGCAGGACGGAACTGGCTTTTCCGAATTCAACCACTTTGTATTTGGTGATGAGGAAGACCAGAAGCGTCTGCGCACCAAATACAAAATTCAGCTTGCCCACAAGTTCCTCAACGACGTGTTCCATGGCCGGTGGGTGGCATGAAGCGAACCAAGCTAGGCGTGGAAATCCCGGTCCAACGGGATCACCGCCGCAACACCATAAATAAACTGGCCAGAACCGAAGTGAGGGGCCAGGACAACCCCCCTAGCCCGAGCTACGGCCCGGGTTTTAGGCGGATGAAGGCGCGTTTGGGAGCCTCTAAGATGGAGGACATGCGCCAGGATACCATCGCGCAGCAATTCAAGAAGCGCGAGGAGGTGTCTGGCGAGTCCGTTCCCGAGCGTGACCGCTCATCCTACAAGGATTATCCAACCCCGCGCCAGCGCGCCGTACGCCGAATGGCTGAAGAAGCTATCGGCAAGGTGCTTGGTACGGTTGAGCCCCATACTGACAAAAAGTCGAAACGCCGCAAGTGAGCGGCGTCGCCTGGAACCCGGTCCTACCAGGCCTGACGCGACAGGACCGATTAGGAGACAAGCATGACTCAAGAAGAGAAATTCAAACTACACATGTCCAAACTAGACGTACCGGAGGGCTTCTCCGGGGAGTTCCGGAGGGATATGCCGGAGTGTCTTCACACCGTGAATTACCTTCTCAAGAAGGAGGGCGTGGAGATAATGTTCGACATAACCGGCTCCGGCCACACCCGGTTCAAGGCCAACGGCGAATGGTACACCTTTGACAGGTTGGGAGTGGAGGATTCGTTCTACCACCTCCCGATGTACAAGGGTCAGAAGGTACCGAGCCTGAACGAAATCGTCGCCGAGCAGCTTGCGCGTGTCGAGAACCGCATCGCCTACCACAAGACGGCGGTGAAGGTGCCCGGTCTGCCGGGCACCTGGACGGTGGCACACGATAAGGTGCAGGAGTTGAAGGACCAGCTGAAGGCCAATGGCCATATTACCTTCACTCCGGCCGGTTTCGGAACCGGATACTGCGTCACCAGAAGGCGGCCGGCAGGCCCCCTGAAGTACGGGCGCAGTCGTGCCAAGCCGGAGCTCGAGGAGTTCCTGGAGTTCAGCCCCCTCTACGTCGAGAACATGGACTGCGACTGAAAAGTCGAAACCGGGGTACGCCCCGGTCTGCCAGAGATGAGCTACTGGCACTGATGAGATAGCTCAAATAGGAGAAACAAAATGCCAAAGAAGAAGGAGAAAGACTACAGTATACCAAAACTCAATGATCCTCGCATAATTGGCTATTACCCCAGCCTCAATAAATTAAGTACCGAGGAGTTGGGAGTAATCAGATTAGACGAATCACAGAAATTCTATAGACGATTAGCAGCCGCCCAAATACGTGCAAAAAGACTGGGCGAGGACCCACGTAAGTGCATGTGGGGATTGGCCTGGACTGGCACGCCTGCCGAGCAGGCAGCGTTAGCCGATAGGCTGCAATGGAGCAAATAACCGTCGAAACCGGGAACCAACCCGGTCTGCTGGATTGAGCATTCCAGCACCGATGAGACTGCTCAACTTAGGAGAACTAACATGAGACAATTAGGTACAAAAGTTTATCTACTTAATCACCCAAAGCTGTCAATGGAACTACAACACGGCAGCGAGGGGCCACAATATGACCCCTACTCCTTTCAGGAGATTATCGTCAGGACCCCACAGGGTCGTACGGTACTCCACGAGGGGTTGGGGTCATGGCTTAAGTTCAATGGCAAGGAGGTCAAGCGCCTACCTGGGCAGGACTATGACGCCTACGAGCGTATGCTAAGGGACGAAGCGTTCCCTAGCTGCACGGGCTTCACCGTCACCCAGTTACACCGTATCGCGCGCAAGCTACGCTCGCGTTGCGCTCAGTGTGGTAGCCGAGACTTTCATTATGAGTCCGGCTTCCCAGGCGAGACCTTTGAGGTTTGCAGTCGGTGCAACCATATCGTTTCCACCAGCTTCAACATCTCTGCCATAGAATGAAGAGTCGAAACCGGGCTCAAACCCGGTCTGCTGGAAACCGGTCCTACCAGCACTGATGAGACAGGACCGATTAGGAGATAGAAAATGGCAAAAGAGGTAAGATACTATACTGCAGGGGCCGCCATAAAGGCGGTTCTACTGCAAGTTGACTTATACTCACTGGAGCAGTGTAACCCTAACGAGGTTGGGGACTACCTGCAGTTCGAGTACGACGACTATGGAAAATGCTATACCGTAACTGAGCAAATCGAAGGTATGGCCTTCGCAACAAGTCACGCGTATGGACCTGAATTCGACAGGAAGTTCGTCGTACGCTCTATTGTTGGTGCCCTTATGGCAGAATACATGGGCATCTACAACTGAGTCGAAACCGGGCTGAGTCCCGGTCGTCGGGAACCTGATCCTACCCGGCTTGAAGAGACAGGATCATAAATCTTAGGAGAATCAAAATAATGGCAAATAACAATCCACTAAAGGACGTGGCCGTTATAGCGTCTGTAAGTATCAGTCGCTGGACCGGCCGCAAACTCGATCGGGAAGTTACCGACGAGGTAAACGAGCGTTACGGTGCCGAGATGGATGCCGGACGCTACAACAAGCAACTGATCGCGAAGAAAGCCTTCGCGGATATCAACAAGATCACCAGGGAAGCGCGCACGCTCCACAAGATCATGACGCAGCCCTGGGTAGGTGACAAGCGTCTGCTCGCCAATAAGCTGATTGAGAAGTTCACGAAGCGGATGGGCGAGTTGAGGCTGGGCTTCGAAGATGCCGCAGACGAGTTCGACACGAAGTACACAACCTTCATGGAGAACTCGAGGACGTCCCGCTTGAAGAAGATGTTCAAGGCCGAGGACTATCCGGATCCGCGCATCGTTCGCAAGAAGTTCTCGTTCCACTGCGCCATCGACTCCATCACCGATAACGAAGACCTGCGCCCGAGTGCGTTGCAGGAGTTGTCGGATGATTGGTTGAAGGCGGCCGAGCGGGACTTCAAGGCGGGCCTCGAAGACGCCATGCGCGACCCAGTCGAGCGGATCATCGCGGTAGCCACCAAGATGTCCAATCGACTGAAGGAATACAAACCGGCCGTCAACGGCAGCATGGCCGAGAACACGTTCCGCGACTCCCTGGTCAACAATATCAGGGACCTCGCGGATATGTTGCCGGCGTTCAACCTCACGGGTGATAAGAAGCTCGAGGCTCTCATTGATCGCGTGTCCCGCGACCTGTGTGAGATCGACGCTGACATCCTGCGGGAGAACGACGGGACTCGTGCCAAGGTTGCCAAGGCCGCCGATGATATCCTCAAGCAGGCCCACGCCTTAATGGCTTGAGGCTGTCGAAACCAAAGGGGGGTATACTCCCTTTGGTCGGTGGGAACTGACCTACCCACCCTGATGAGACAGGTCATTTAGGAGATGTAAATGGCTGGAAACCCCAACAGCGCCCGTGCTCGCTTCAAAGCCTATTTGAAGGAGCATGGAGAGGAGGCCGCCCTAAAGTTCGGGGCGGAAATAGGGATGCAACCTGCCCGCATAAAGCGGCTTATTCGCGTATTCACCGGCCAGGCCCCGATCAAGCAGAAACCCTCCACCGTGGAGGTGACTGTGGAACCCGTTAGGTTTGGTCGGTTTAAGCCGCAGGTTTACCTATTTGGAGACAAGACCTTGGTTGCTCGGTATGTAGCTAAAGGCCCCGAGCAGAGTGAGGTTAAGTTCCCGAATGGTAACGTGCAGACGGTTGACAATGATTGGCTAACGCCTTTCGAAACCGAGGAGGAGTAACTCCTCGGTCACTGGGGTGCTGATCCGACCCCGGTCTGACGAGATAGGATCCTTAGGAGACAAAGAAAGATGGCTACAATAGACGATGTTGCTGCCTTGCGCCTGATGTGCAAGGGAGCGTATGACCTGCAAAAGCTGAGAATGCAATGCGGGTTGAGACTTTGGGCGAACTTTAACGCCAAGCTCAAGCAGCAGGCCAACCCCGCTGCCGAAGACACAGAAACCGATGCCGACGAGATGTCGGAGGAGGCCGAGAAGCTGATCGCTCAGCTAAAGGCCTCCTACGTGCGCCTTACCGATGGTATCGCGCGCAACCGCACACTCCCGGCCCAGAAGGGCTTCAATGGAGACGAGTTGATCTCGACCTTCACGGAGCTCACACTGGTGGACCAATATATCCAACTGGAGAAGCAGGAGGCCCGCCACTTTCGCCAGATGACCCCGCTGCTGGAAGAGATACCGATCTACTCGACGTATCTCAAGCAGGAGCGTGGCATCGGCCCCGCGATGGCGTCCGTCCTTATAAGCTACCTCGACCCCGCCAAAGCCGACCACATTTCCGCCTTCTGGCGGTATGCTGGCCTGGACGTGGGGCCGGATGGCATGGGCCGGTCGCGCCGCGAGGAGCACCTGGTCGAGCGAACCTACATCGACAAGAACGGACAGCAGAAGACGCGAATGGGCGTCACCTACAATCCGTTCCTGAAGACCAAGCTCGCCGGAGTGCTGGCGTCGTCCTTTCTGCGGCAAAAGTCGCGGTGGAGTGATGTGTACGGAAACTACAAGCATCGCATCACCACCGACCCGAACCGCACGAAGGTTACGGTCACGGAATGGAAGCGTATGCACAAGGCAGGCGGCATGGACGCCGTCCGTGGGGTTTGGACCCCCGGGCGTATCCACAACGCCTCGTCTCGGTATATGCTGAAGATGTTCCTGGCCGAACTCTGGACGAAGTGGCGCACGTTGGAAGGACTGCCCCTGACGCCCACGTATCACGAGGCCGTCATGGGTCACGTCCACACGCCATCCGCGCAGGAGCAGCGCCGTAGCGCCGAGGGTGATGGGGCCACAACCCACACCTAAGGCAAAACGGCTCGCCACGGGAGCAAAGTAACCCATCGCACCTCAGCGAGCCATATGTCGCATGTACTCCACAACTGGTTAGCGTGCCGATACAAGCACTAGCAACCCAGAGGATGCTAGCGTGCCAAAGCCACTTAGTAGCTCAGGCACTTTCAGCGTGTCATCTAGGTCCAGCAACCCAGGTGAGATCAGCGTGCCGTCAGGAGGAAAGTAACCCAAGATCGAAGAGCGCGCCAGCCTCTCACAGTAACCCGTGGCACGATAGCGTGCTAGGAATTGGGAGTAACCCAGATTTCCTCAGCGCGCCAGACCACCAGTGTGTCGAAACCGGAGGTACGCCTCCGGTCACCGGGAACCTGATCCTACCCGGTATGATTAGACAGGATCTGGCCTACCCGTTTTAGAAACCCAATGGCCAAAAGCGCACCGTGAAAGGATAGTAAACCCTGTCCGTCTAGTGCGCCAAAAGATTTTAGCAACCCATTAAGAAACAGCGCACCGATAGGAGTTAGTAACCCAACGTCCTTACAGTGCGCCGTTAGGAATAAGCAACCCAAACTTCAGTAGCGCGCCATATTGGATTAGTAATCCAAACCCTCGTAGCGCGCCAACAAAACGAAGTAATCCATGTCACGCCAGCGTGCCAAAGGAAACTAGCAACCCATTGCGCAAGCCAGCGTGCCAGTCTGTGATAGTAACCCACAACAGAAAAGTGTACCGTGAAAGCAGAAGCTAAACCCAATGACGCATAGTGGGCCATGAGTACGCAGTAACCCATGTGTACAAAGCTTGTCATAGAAAACAAGAAACCCGTCGCGCGACAGCGCGCCGTAGAACACGAGAAATCCGTCAATCGACAGCGTGCCAGAAGTACGAAAGTAAACCAAAAAAGCATAGCGCGCCGAGAAGTCTTAGTTACCCACGGAAACGGAGCGCGCCAAAATTTCACAGTAACCCACAACAGAAAAGCGCGCCATAGCCATGTAGTAACCCACTAGCTCATAGTGTCGAAACCGGGGTACGCCCCGGTCGTCGGGAACCCGATCCTACCCGACCTGATGAAGACAGGATCGCAACTTAGGAGATAAACAAGGAAAACCACAATGGCATCAATCAACATGGTTGAAGCAAGACAGATGCTGATAGACATGTACGAGGCCAACGAGCCTTTCATGTTTCTCGGCAAGCCCGGAATGGGTAAGACCTCTATGGTCGAGGACGTCTGTCACTGCCTCGGCATCGGCTTCATCGACTTCCGCCTGACCCTTAAGGATCCGGTGGAGGTTGGTGGTATGCGCGTGCCGGACGTTAAGACGGGGATGCTCCGGCATTTTGTGCCGGAGGATATACCCGATGTAAAGCGCCACGGTCCCAAGGGGATCTTCTTGTTCGACGAAATCAATGTAGTTTCTATGCTACTCCAGTCCACGGCTTATGGAATCATCCAGGAGCGCCGGATTGGGTCGTACAAGATTGATCTTGGTTGGGTACCGATGGCGTCGGGCAACCTCGTCACCGATCGGGCAGCGGCCCAACGCCTATCCACGGCGCTGGCAAACCGCTTCAATGTCCAGGTCGTCGAGCCACACCTGCCGTCATGGCTGAAGCAATACGGGTCTGAGCACGTGGATTCGCGGGGAACTGCGTTTCTGCGGTTTAGGCCAGCGTTGTTCAGCTGCATGCCGGGCCAGGTCATAACGATCGACGACAAGACCCAGACCCCGGTCTCCAAGGACGAGACGGCCTTTCCGTCGGCCCGCTCCTGGACCAAGGCGTTCAAGTTCATCGATAAGCCCCCGACCTATCGGCGCAAGATATTCGCTGGCTATGTTGGCGAAGTCCCGGCCGATGAGTTCGAGGCCTATTGGCGAATCATGGAGAACGCCGTGTCCGTCGAGCAGGTTATCGCCGACCCGAAGGGTGCGCCAATACCCAAGGAGGAGGATGCCGGCACCTACTATGCGGTGACCGGCATGCTGTCGAGGGCGATGGACTTGAAGAACATCAACCCGATCATGACCTACGTCGGCCGTATGCACAAGGACTACCAAGTCGTTTGTGTCACCGATGCGATGCGGCGTGATGAAGCGCTGCGTAACACGCGGGCGTACGGCAACTGGGCGGTCAACAACCAGGACGTCATGATGTGACAAATCCCTGACCATGTCGAAACCGGGGTACGCCCCGGTCGCCTGGAACCCGGTCCTACCAGGCCTGATGAGACAGGACCAATTAGGAGAACCAATATGCCGACACTTCGCTTCAACGATGGCGTTAGCATCAACACGGATGGACACCTTCGCATCATTCACCTGAAGGACGGCTACTACGTGGTGGGCGAGGGCTTGTGCATGCCCGTCGACACCCGGGCCGAGGGCGAGGAGTTCATCGCCGAGGAGAAGAAGCGCAACGCCAAGTGAAACGTATGTCGAAACTAGGGGGCCGAAAGGCCTCCTAGTCGGTGAGGAACTGACCGGCCTCGCCCTGATGAAGACAGGTCATTTAGGAGAATAGAATGCAGACAATCGAGATAAACAACCCCTTATTGGCACGAGTAGTACGCGCGAGAGCGTTCCTACTCCGTAGCCACCCGTTCTTTGGAAACCTGGCCATGCGGCTAAGGATCCGGGAACACAATGAGCTTAGAGTCAAAACCATGGCAACGGACGGGACATTCCTGTACTGGTGCCGTGAGTTCTTGGAGAAAGTTAGCGACAGCATGCTTTTGTTTGCTGTCGCCCACGAGGTACTCCACTGCGCGCTGTGCCATCATACCCGTCGTGGTACGAGGGACCCGCTGCTGTGGAATATCGCGTGCGATCACGTCGTTAACCTGCTGCTAAGGGCCGCAGGGTTCCGTCCACCGGACTGGGCCTACTGCGACCCCAAGTATACTGGTCTGAATGCGGAACAAGTTTACCGCCTTCTGTACGAGGAACGTAAGCAGCAGCAACAGCAACAACCGGAGCCAACGCCCCAACCTGGTCAGGACGACCAGCAGGCGACCGGCTCCGGCGACCAAGACCCCGATCAGGAGGCCGACCCCAAGGGCGGCTCCCCCGGGGATGACGATGAAGAAGGTGACGAAGGAGAAGAGCAATGCGGTTCCAACGGTGGAGCTTCATCCGACCAGGATTCCAAGTCTGGTTCGGACAGCGAGGATGGGACGTCCGGTACCTCAACAGAGGACGATGCGCCCCAGGATGCTGGCTCTTCTTCCGAGGGCGGGTCTGCGGGGAGTCCCACATCCGACTCTTCGGATGGGACGCCTGGCCGATCTGGTCTCCCCCAATCCCATGGCGATCCTGGCGGATGCGGCGAAGTTCTAGACGCCGCGCCGTCCTATGATGACACCAAATTGTCAGAAGCCGAGGGTGAGTGGCAGACCTACGTCCGTCAAGCTATCAACGTTGCCCGCAAAGCGGGGGAAGGCCGGTTACCGGGCTTCCTCGAGGAAGTAATCGACACGTTGAACGACCCCCGCACCGATTGGCGTCAAGCCCTTCGGGAGTGGGTGGACTACTCTAATACCAAGGACTACACCTGGACGACACCGAACCGCCGTATGTTCGCGTTGGGGTACATAACCCCCGGCATGGTCAGCGATGGACTTAACAAGGTGGCGTTTATCATCGACTCCTCGGGGTCTGTTCACACCGAGTGGTTGAAGAAGTTCGGCGGTGAAGCCCAAGCCGCCCTCGACGATGGGGCAATCGACAACGCAATTGTAATCTTTGCCGATGATGGCATCCACCGTATTGAAGAATACAGTAAGGGTGACATCATCGACTGGACTGTCCAGGGGCGCGGCGGAACTAGCTTCAGCCCCGCCCTGGGTTGGCTGATGGAGAACGTTCCCGATCTGTCGGGGGCGGTCTACTTTACCGACCTGGACAGCACGGACTTTGGACCGCAGCCGACCTTCCCACTTCTGTGGGCGGCCTATGGTCCCGATCCGAATGAACTGCAGAGGTTAATTGCGCGGTTGCCGTTCGGCGAGTGTATCGAACTGGTCGACTAATGGGTGAGTCGAAACCGGGGTACGCCCCGGTCTGCTGGAACCTGGTCCTACCAGCACTGAGGAGACAGGACCGATTAGGAGAATGAAATGAACAAGAGCAAAGACAAGGAGCGGGTAGCTTGGATGCACGCCGCCATCGAACTAAACGCCAAGCGTGAAGGCTGGTCGTTATTCGAGTGCGATGACGGTCGCCTACGCATCCAACGCCTGGATTTTCCATACGACTCTACGGGACGCCCCATCGATCCACTATTTGACAGCGACGAGTCCGCCGTGCAATTCGTCAAGGACCTCGCTGATACAGGGTCGTCCTTTCACCAAGTTACGCTTCGTCTGCACGGGATGAAGGTGTCGAAATCTGGAGAGTAAAAATGCACACGTACCGACATTCCTTCGATGCGTTAGAAGAGTTCCCAAGTAAATGGGAAACCGGCCTTTGGATTACCCACAAGGACGGTAATTATTGGCGTACGGTCGCCAGCTTTGACGCCGAGTGGAAGGCAGCGTTGTACGCCTCCTTCCTCAACGGCGGTAAGCCACCCATCGGTGTGCTGAACGAGCTCTTCGCAGGCGCCAATATCAGCTTCGAATGAAAGTCGAAACCGGGGGTGTAACCCCGGTCACGGATGGGGTGGTTCCCCACCGTCTGATGAAGACAAACCAACTTAGGAGAATGAAAAATGAAAACAAACGACCAAGACCGGAGCTCTGCTCCGGAGGAGAAATACGTCACTGAGTACATCCACGGCCGCGAGGTCAGGATGCATGAAGAGGACCACCGCGAGTACCTCGACCACTTGGCCGAGCGTGAGCTGTGGGACACGTTCATCGAATCTTTAGTAGGAGAACCGATGACACCAGACTATCTAGCCGTCGTCCTTATTGGCGGCGGTAGTTCCTGGGGCCGCGCCCCAGACAAGGAAGCAGCAATCCAGAGGGCGATGAAAGCCCTCAAGGATTGGACGATCTACTTCGACCTCTCCAACACAGAGGTCGAGATAAACGTGATTGACGTGGCCGGTTACAGTGACTGCAACTGGGGTGGGAACCCTGGTGGGTGGTTACACGGTACTAACATAAAAACCGGCCAGGATGAGGCGATCAAGCGCCCCATCGAGATTGTCAAGCGCAGGACCCCCCGGTGGCGAATAAAGCGTCGGGGGCACCGATGACTGCGCAAGAGGAGCTAATTCAATATCTGAAGCAGATGGTGGACTTCTTCGAAGCCCCCATGTGCCCCCTGGAACGTTTTATCCTCGAGTGCGGGCAGGACTTTAAGCCCGCCAAGCGGCCCAAGGGTCTACGGAAGATGACCGATAAGCAATGCTACCGGAACGCCACCGTGCTAAGCCGGGAGCGGGGACTACATTATGCTGAGGGCTTCGCCACCAGCATCATCCCCGTACTCCATGCCTGGTGCGTGGACGATAACGGTACGGTCGTCGACCCGACCTGGAGACATCCTGAGACTGCCGCCTATCGAGGATTCATCATTCCTCAGGAGATTCTAGCTAGGGAAATCCTACGGAACGGCTACTACGGAGTGCTCGGACAGGACATAATCGATATCAAGCTAATCGAGCGACTCCGCAAGTTCCACTTGGCTAATCAGCCAAAGTTGGCTAAAGCGGCCAGCGGCGGTATGACTAGCTGAGGCTAGGCAAGGGCGGTGCTTAGGGATGCGTTCTGGTAACAGCTTACGCGTCCCGATCTCCTAACCGTGTTGCAGGGTCCACGGTCCGCTCAGACCCTGCGGCTAATTCGCTACTAGAGAGAAATCGCGGACCACCTACCAACACACTGGCCCAATCACATGACCAACATAAGCAACCAACTAACCGAACGTATTATTAAACGCATAAGCACCATCCCGGCCAGTAACCCGATGATGATAGAAGCTATACCTGGTACTTTGAGTTCTGTACTTAGCCGCACGCTCATTCGTAAGATCGCCGAGGAGGTTGTTGAGGAGACTGGGGAGTATCTTAAGGAAATCACCGAAGCGTTGGTGAGAAAATCGCAGAGTGAGACGCCCTCTAACTAAGGAGAACAACGATGCTACACAACCCAAATTGGGACAAGCCCTCACTTGCAGGGTTCCTAGCTTTTTGTCGATCCAAGTCAGAGGAGGTTTACTACTGGGGGAGCAACGACTCTTGCGCTTGCGCTCAGTACTACAAGTCTATTGGTATGTTTGCGCAATGGGAGCATCGCATGGCACCTTCTTTGTTTAGCATCCCCGATGCAGAGCTACAACTAATGCACAATCTTGACAAGCTGGCATTCAAGACAGCGTGTGAAGGTATTTTTCTCGAGACCGTGACTTTTGGTAACCTTGCCGATTATATCGAGGCAAATACATGAGACGTGGTGGTGGCAAGAACAAGGGTTCTGCGTTCGAACGCAAAATCTGTAAACAGTTATCGCTCTGGGTGTCCTTCGGGAAGCAGTCAGATTGCTTCTGGAGGAGTGCCATTAGCGGGGGGCGTGCCACCGTCCAGCACCGCAAGGGTGTCAAGGTGCGCCAAAGCGGGGATATTGTATCGGTGAGTCCGGAGGGCCACGTCCTCACGAACTCATGGTACGTGGAGTGTAAGCACGTTCGTAGCCTAGACCTAGCATCCTTCATCCTTAAGCGGAAGGGCAAGCTCGCTAAGTTCTGGCAGACCGCAACGCGCGAAGCTGAAAAGCACGACAAGGATGCCTTGCTGATTGCCAAGCAGAACAACCAGCCTGTCCTCGTAATGGCAACTGTCTTTCCCAGTGGCGTATGTCGTCTTGTTGCCACCGTTTATATCGGACGCGAGGAAGTCCACATCGCCCTGTTCGATGATATGATAAAGGCCCACGACCCCCCGGGGTGGAAGAGGGAAATCTAGGATGTCCTTCCTGGTTACAGGTGACCTGCACCTCAACACCAATCCCCGGGACCGATACCGCCACGAGTTTCAGAAGCAGCTTAACACCCTCGCACGTCAATTCGATGTCGAGGGTATCATAATTCTAGGAGACCTAACGGACGACGCTGACTGGCACCCGGCCGTGCTGGTTAACCAGGTCGTAGAGTACCTTTACCAATTAAGCAAGCACTGCCCGGTTATTATACCGATGGGGAACCATGATTATACATCGCTAGCCGGGTCCGACACCCCCTACTTTTCGTTTGTCAGCCGATTGCAGCGCGTATTTTGGCTAGGGAGCCCCCGGGCTACCCCCGCCCCCAAGGACCCACTGAGCGACGTTGTGAGGGGGCTAGGCAAGGTGCTCTGGCTCCCCCATACCCCTAATTATAAGCGGGACTGGGCTGGGGTCGCTCCTAAGGGGGACTGGGACTGGATATTCACCCATAATACCTTTACGGGCGCTAGGGATCACGGGCACGTCCTGGAGGGCATTCCCACCGATGTATTCAAGCCTAAGGCCCGGGTAATCTCCGGGGATGTCCACGTGCCCCAGACCGTTGGACCCGTCACCTATTGTGGGGCACCGTACCTGATCAAGTTCGGGGACGACTACACCCCAAGGGTGCTTATGCTGGAGGATGACCGGATGCGCTCGATTGAGTGCACCGGAGCGCAGAAGCGATTGGTCTCCTTGATCTACAAAAAGGCACCAAAGCGGGTCCCTGCTAATCCCGGCGACATTGTCAAGATCGAGGTTGTCCTTGAACCGGATGAGGTTGCGCGTTGGAGTGAGATAAAAGACCACATTAGGTCCTTGGCTGAAGAGCAGGGCTTAAATGTCTACCTAATCCAGCCTGTGGTTAACACCCCGGAGCGGCGTATGTCTAAGCGCGTTATGCAATCCCCCAGGTCCGACAAGGAACTCGTGGAGGCCTACGCCCGCGCCAGTAAGATAGACGACCACACCCTCAAGGTTGGATTAGAGCTCCTAAAATGATTGACCTGCAATTCCAGCAGCTAACTGTCGGTAACTTTAAGTCCTTTATCGGTAAGCCCTCAACCGTTGATCTAGCGGGGCGTGGGCTGGTCTTTGTGCGCGGGCGCAATGACCTGGAACCCCGCCTGGGGGCCAACGATGTTGGCAAGACCACCCTATTCGATGCTATCACCTGGTGCCTGTACGGCCGCACCGTGGACAACCAGCGCAACCCGGACATCGCCCCCTGGACGGGGAACTCCGGTAATCCATCGGTGCGGGTGGCACTCCAGCGTGACGGGGAGGCGAGTACCATCGCACGCTCCACCAGCCCTAACCGCCTGACGATC